AAACCAAATTTTGTATTTTATTTTGATTTTGAAAACCAAAGCAATTACAAGGTCTGGGATGTTTCTGAGAACAATAATTTTCTATGCAGGATTTTAGATAGAGACAATAATTTAATTTAATATATTTTATGATTAAGAATTTAGAACAATACAAAATTGTTAAAGACCCACAATATACCAAAGAAGATTTGGTTAATTTTGAAACCTTAATTAGTGAACACTGGGAAGGTGGTAAGATTAGAGGACCAGTGCATTTATCTGACGGTAACGAAGAACCGTTAATTGAAATTTTTAAAAGAGTAAAAAAAACCGACTGGGTATTTTCAACTTGGCGATCACACTACCATGCATTACTCAAAGGTATTTGTCCTGTTTGGTTAGAAGAAGAAATCTTGGCCGGTAAGTCAATTACTATTTGTAACATACCAGAAAGATTTTACGCATCAGCAATCGTTGGCGGTATACTACCAATCGCTTTAGGTGTTGCAAAAGGAATTAAAATGAGTGGTGGAGATGAAAAGGTTTGGTGTTGTATTGGTGATATGACATTTGAAAGTGGATTATTTTATGAAGTCCACAAATACGCTAGACGTTTTGATTTACCATTGCACTTTATTGTTGAGGATAATGATAAATCAACCAACACACCTACATTATCAACGTGGAAAGAAAAACGCGAATTACCAGATGATGTGATATATTACAAATATGAATCAAAATACCCTCATTATGGAACTGGAAAGTGGATTAACTTTTAAAATAGCTTATGACTATTGGAATCCAATTACAAATATGCCCTTCCCTAACGGATGGGCAAAATTTTTAAGAGAGGATTTTATTGAAAATGGTAAGCACAACCCACAGTACCAATATTCATCAACACATAGCGAACTTAACAATCAGTTTAAGTATAGAAATAGAGAAGACGTTGGTGGAATCCACATCATAACCGAAAAATATGACGAGGATATCACCTATTTCTATTTACTAGAGGGTGTGGGATGTGATTTCCGCCTTTTCATGGATATTAGTCAGGATAATCGATATAGCACACTCCTTATTAAAAATATGAGCCCTAAGGCGCTTAAAATGGCTCAGGATGGGCAGTTAAAAATTGTTATTAACTATTCACACGAACCTATAGGTGATGATTTGTTATTTGACCTAATTGGTGAGTTCTGTTCTAGAAATGGAATACTAGAAGAAAATATTATGTTTTTCACTGGATGTATGAATATCAATCATTTGTGTCAACAAAGTTTATCAAAATACAAGTTTAAAGTTTATACGGATAATGTTGTTATGTCAACTTCTGGACAATCACTTAGGAATCTGATGGATGGCGGAAAACATAACGAATTAAACTATGAAACGACCTTAATAACGGAATCTGAAATTAAAACAGACGTTAGAGATAAACATTTTATTTGTTTAAATAGAAATAGCCATAAAGGACATCGATTAAATCTTGGATTGTTTGTTGAAAGTGAAAATCTATGGGATAAATTCTATATTAGTTTTTTAGAGGATCTTAAATCACATGATAGAATCCATAACACCACACACGGGTTTAGAAATATGGAGTTTAGAAATCGATTACTAGACGCATTACCTGATTTTATAAAAAAAACACCATTAGAGCTTGATACACAATCACTTAATGATGAACAAAGAATGTGTTTTAGTGTTGTGAGAGCGTATCGTAAAGATTTATATCTGAACAGTTACATTTACGTGGTTACAGAAACCAAATTTGATAAACATATCTATTTTTCAGAGAAAATCTGTAATCCAATGATAGTTCTACAACCGTTTATTGTATTTGGCGCTGCACACTTCTTAAAATACCTTAAAAAACTTGGATTCAAAACATTTAGTCCGTTTATCGATGAGACATATGATGATGAAGAAAATGACGAAAAAAGATTGATGTTACTATGTAATTTAATCAAAAAATTAAGTAAATTGGATAGGTTAGAAATACATGAATGGTATAACTCTATCAAGGACATATTAGTCCATAATAGAACCTTACTTTATCAAATGTCGTTCAATAATAACTTCGAAAATAGGTTTATAGAAACTTTAAATTATGAAAAAAATATTAGTAACAGGGTGTAACGGTTTGGTAGGTACACATTTAGTTAAGAAATGCACAAACATGGGCTATGACGTTATTGGTGTAGACATTACCCCAGTAACCAATTTACAAAATGTAAATAACTTTAAGTTTATCCAAGCGGATTTAACGAAAGGAGATGTCATTGAGCAAATTTTTAATGAAAATAACTTAGATGCAGTGTTTAACACTTTTGGTGTTAAAGGTTCACCGTTAAAGGCGAAAAATCAGCCAGTATCTTTTTTATATCCATCATTTAAAATTAACACAGAGATTATTAACCAATGTGCTAAAAAACAAATTTGGTTAGTGTTTGTAAGTTCTGTTGGGGTATATGCACCTGCTGAAAAATTTGTTGAGGATACCGTATGGAGCACTTTACCATCTGATGCGGATTGGTTCCCATCTTGGAGCAAAAGAATGGGTGAACTTTTATTAGAAGCATATAAGGTTCAATACAATTATAATAATTGGGCTATTATTCGCCCAGCAAATATTTTTGGTGAGTATGATGATTTTGAAGGTAACGGAACAGTAATTGCATCCACAATTAAAAAGGTATTTGAAGCTAATAATGAAATTGAAGCATGGGGCGATGGTACACCAATCAGAGATTTTGTATATGCTGGTGATGTTGCAGATGCTATTATAGATTTATACTTAAACGACAAGCGCATCACAGTTAACTTCGGTGCCGGTGAAGAAATTACTATCAAACAAATGATTGATACCGTTATCAAGGTAAGCGGTAAATCGTTGGCTGTTAAATGGGATTCAAGTAAACCTAATGGTGATATGAGAAGACAAATGGATATCACCAAACAAAAGGAAAATAATTTATTACCAAAATTAGGTTTTGAAAATGCGATAAGTGAAACCTATTCACATTATAAAAAAACACAACAAATGATAACTAAAAATTCTAAGATACTAATCACCGGTGGATCTGGATTAGTGGGCCAAAACTTAACCAATAAATTAGTTAGTGAGGGCTACAGAGATATTCGCGTAACAATACACAGAAAAATGCCAAGAATACAACATCCTAATGTTGAATATCTAATGATTGATTTAGAAACAAGAGAAGGTGCTTTAGAAGCCACTAAAAATGTTGATGCGGTGTTTCATTGCGCGGCATCCACATCTAATGCGGTAGATACTGTTGTTGATCCGTTGGCGCACGTTACACCGAATGTGGCGATGAATAATTTTCTTATTGACGCCGCCTGGAGAAATAAAGTTAAAAAATATATCTTCTTATCGTCAAATACAATATACCCACCAAAAGGTGATGAACCAGTGGTTGAAACCGATTTTGTATTCAGTGACATTTACCCAGTTTATTTCCCAGTCGGTTGGATGAAAAGATATGCGGAAATTCAATGTGAATTATATTCCAAATACCTACCAGAAAAGATGGTTACAGTTATTGTTAGACCAGCAAATCTTTTTGGACCACATGACAAATATGATTTCAATAAATGTCATGTAACACCAGCAACAATCAGAAAGGTTGCAGATAAACTGAATCCAATACCAGTATGGGGTGATGGGTTAGAAGTTAGAGATTTATTATTCATTGATGACTTTGTTGACGCGTTATTATTAATCTTAGAGAAACAAGAAACACACGATGTGTTCAATGTTGGTTCAAATAAGGGGTATACCGTAAATGATGTGTTAACAACAATGAAAAACATTGCAGAATATGATGCACCAATTGAATATGTTCAAGGAAAACCATCAATGATTCCTGTTAGATATATTGATTCAAATAAAATTAATAAAGTACTTGGTTGGGAACCTAAAACAGAACTATCTGTTGGACTTAAAAAGGCGTACGATTGGTATTTAACAAATAGAGAAGAATTTAATTAATGAAATACGTACTAACATCTGGATGCTCATTTACTAGGATAGGTTTCTTTAACGGAATGTCAGTTACTAGTGATTTTAAACAAATCCACAAACAAGGCAATCCTAACCTTTTTAAATGGACTGATTGGTTACAAGAATCATTGGGTGAGGAGTATTCTGTAATCAACCTAGCGTCACAAACAAATGATAATGTTACAATCTCTAGAACAATATTTTATTGGGTTAACGAGTTAATGAGTAAGGGTGTTAACCCAGAAGATATTCATGTGATTATTCAATGGAGCACACCACAAAGAACCAATTTTTATGTACCAAAGGATAAATTGCCGAGAGGTAAAGAATACTATGGACATACTAGTCATTATTTAAAAAATGATGACATATATGACAATGGTGTTTTTTATTTGAGTGGTGGATTTAATTTACAAGATGCTAGTGAGAAGTTTAAAATTAGAGAATTATTAAAGGAGTACATCTATTATTATGGCAGTGATAGAGGTATGGTTAATCAAACGCTTGCTTGGTTGGAAAACTGGTCAAATCTTAAATTATTTTTTGATAAACATAAGATAAAAAATAACTACATTTCAATGTGTGATATTTTATCTGAATCTATGCAAAGAACTGGTTTTGGATTTTACGCTGGACTTAAAGAGCACGAGTTTGAACGCGCTGTTTTGGATGAGAAACTAATTGCAGATACAAGCAAGGATCAATGTTGGTTAGAACAGAATGAGTTATTTAGACCGTATATAAATAACATAGGGCTATATGATGATTTTTGGTTATTTAAAACGCCTACACACAAGTATGGTGGATTATTAGAATGGACAATAAAAAATTATGATAAGGTTAATCTAGAAAAATACGTTAATTTTAACGAACACCAATTAGATGTTACAATCTATGAAGAATGTATTCAACAGAAAATTAATGAAAGAGATTATTTAAAATCCGGAAGATGGTACGGACATACATCATCAATAATGGCTAGAAAATTTGTAATTGAGGAATTACTACCAACATTAAATTTGTAAAAATGAATACATTAATTGAAAATGGTTACATAATCGAAGATGCTAAAGATTTACTATCTGAAGAACATTTTAAAGAATTAGACACGTTATGTGATTCCATCAGTACATCCGAAAAAAAATACACAAAATTCTATGAATTTGAATATTGTTTTACAAAAGAAGACACAAGTTATTTTGGTTTAACTGGCGAAAATTCTAGTGTTAAATTTGTAGATAAAATTGATGTTGGTGATAGTCCAGAAAAAAAATTTTCAGTTAAAATGAAAAAAAAACTAATTCAAAAATACTTTGATTCGGTGCAAACATATGCTGAAAGTTTTTATGAAATAGATAGGTTTTCTTATTTATGTGATAAAATGTCACATGCAATTGCTGACAAATATTATTCACATATTTTTAATTTAGATAATTTTAGAAAAAAAGAAATACACAGCACCACTAAAAGGATTGCAACATATGATGAAGATTGTCATATTGCTAAACATAAAGATGGTTTTAACAATAAAAGGTTATTTGTTATTTTAGTATACCTAAATAAAGAATGGGAAGATACCAATGGTGGAGATTTAGTTATTTACTCTAAAAACAATGATAAAATTTCATTAACACCAAAAGCCCCAAGCGTTTGTGTTTTAGATTTCACAAAAAATAATTTAGAACATGAGGTGTTAAAAGTTATAGATGGTACAAGATACACATATGTGTCTTTTTATGAGGTGTCAGAATCTTTAATGATAACAGACGAATGGAAAAAACACAAGATAAAAAAAATGATATAATGACAGAAACATTTTGCCCACTACCATTTATTCATTTTAACGCATATCCAGACAAACAAATTAAACCTTGTTGCTACTCGCAATCATTTTTTGAAAATACCACATTAAAAAATCAAGATATTGTTACCGCTTTTAATTCTGAAGAATACCAGAAACTACGAAATGATTTACTAAATGGCGTTGAACACAAGTTCTGTGATGTTTGTTGGAAAACAGAAAAAAATGGTGGAGAAAGCCAAAGAATTAAATGGTCAAAATTTTATGAAGATAAAAAAGAAGATATTATTGAAAGAACACAAGAAGATGGATATTACCAACCCGACTTTGTTTCGTTAGATTTAAGACCTTCAAATATATGTAATTTCAAGTGCAGAACTTGTACCCCAGATTTTTCAACAACTTGGATTGATGAGAGAACAAAATTTAGGGAAATTATGGGTAACGATGTTATAGATTATAAAACACAAGTTACATCATTTGATATTCCGCAAGAAAACATCAATAATCTAGAGAAAATCTATTTTGCTGGTGGTGAACCTTTATATATGGATGATATGTATAAGTTTATTGACAAGATTAAAAATAAAGAAAAGGTTGAATTATACTTTAACACGAATTTCAGTATAATAAAACATAAAAATAAATCTGTTTTTGATTTATTTAAAGATTTCAAAAAAGTACATATTGGAATATCCTGCGATGGATACGGACCTATTGGTGAATATGTTAGAACCAATTTTAAATGGGAAACATTTAAAGAGAATGTGTATAAATTGGGTAATGCAATAAACAACGGCGCCAATTTTTCATATGGTTTTCAATATACATCATCAATACTTAATTGTTTTCATTTTTTTGACTTCAGAGATATGTTATATGATATAAAATTCATATCAAATGATGGGCAATTACAATTTGGTGTTGCTGAGTATCCATTTTGGTTGAATCCAGCACATTTTGATTTAAAAGATGAGGTTATCACATATTTTGAGGGTAAAATAGATACGATACAAAATGATTCACTGCGCACCGAGTTGAACAATTATATAATTTACTTGAAAACCTTCAATGACCCTCATTTTTATGCCTTGAATTATTTAAAAAATTTCATTAAATTAGGTGATGAGACCAATAACACGGTTTTACCAGAAGAATTAACATATCTAAAAAAATATCTTATATGACCTACAAAGACGAATTAACTAGAGCCATGACATATATTGGAGAACAAGAAAACAGTGTCTTCATGGGGCAATCTGTGGCTTTCCCTGGTACATCATTATACAGTACATTAACAAATGTATCTAAAGAAAAATTAATCGAATTTCCAGTACTAGAAGAAACACAAACAGGGGTTGCGTTAGGTATGAGTTTAACCGATAAATGTGTAGTGTCAATTTACCCAAGATGGGACTTTTTAATATTGGCAACTAATCAATTAGTAAACCACATAGATAAGTTTGAATTGATGACAGGACACGCACCACACGTAATCATTAGAGTTGGTGTTGGTAGCACAAACCCATTGGACCCAGGACATCAACATAAAGCAGATTATACCGAAGCATTTAAATTATTAATGCAACAAGTAGAGGTTGTAAATTTAACTGAAGCAAATCAAGTTTTTGATACGTATAAAAGGGCGTACGATAATAAAAAACCAATAATCATTTGTGAATACCCCGACCTATACAATGCATAGACCAACTTTTGGATACGATATTATAACACCCAGAGGTGAATTACCTAATGGACTTGATCCTGCTAGGTTTAAATTCATCTATGACCAAGTTAAATGGAATTTTAGGGAGATATTATATTTTAATAGTTTAGACACTAATCCAGTTTATTTAGCTGGGCACTTTGACCACAAAATAATTAAAAAAAGTGTTTATGAAATCCACAAAAATAGACAACAAGGTATAAACGAAGTATGGTATTATACAATAGAACCATTTGGTAATTTCAGAGGATTTTTGGGTCTGTTAAATGGTAAAGTGGATGATGAATTCACTATACATATGTCAGATATTGCAAAACACGAAATAATCTCAGGGAACGGTCGTTTATTGATCAATTACACTATTGATGGGGGTATCGATGTTAATAGAAACACAATAACTAAATTGTTTGAACTTTTAAAAGCAACAAACATCCCATTTCGTAAGATTTACTTTCTTATGAATGATATTAATTTTAAAGGTAATCTTGAAAAAATTAGTGGGATTCAAAATTTAAATGTGTTTCATTTTAATTTAGCGTTGATGCAAAAGTCAAATGAAATATATAATACATTATTACATGAAGGTCGTTATTTCTTTTGGAAAAATAATACTTCATTTGTTTCCAAAGTTACACGTATTGAAGATTTCGAATTAAATTTAACCAAAAAGGATAAGAAATTTTTGATGTTAAATCGTAACTGGAAGATGCATAGATTGGAGTTAATTAAAACACTCAGGGATAACGGTTTATTGGAAGATTCATTGGTATCGTGGGATAAGAATATGGTTAGCCACAGCGAAGCAAGAGCATTTATTGAAAAATATGACGATACCGAGTTAATGGAAATCATGAAGAACGAATCATCGATTTTAGATTATCCAGATATCGCAAATGTTCATGGTTATGGTTTTGAAACAAAAGAAATATACTTACAAAGTTTTTTTCATATTGTTGGTGAAACTATTTATTATCAAGATGACACACCATCTGGATACGTTTCAGAAAAACCGTTTAAACCAATGGCACACTTTCAACCATTTATATTTGCGGGACCGGCCGGTGTTATTAAACATTTGAATGAATTAGGTTTTAAATCTTTTCATCCATATATTGATGAAACATATGATTCGATTACGGATGATAATGAGAGAATGAAAGCAATTAGTAACGAAGTCATTCGTCTAGGTAAACTAACTAAAGATGAGATGATTGATATTACGATGAAATTAAAAAGTGTTTTATACCACAACTATAGGATGCTATTTAATATTGGGTCACCAAAGCTCCAAGACGATAATAGAAATAACGTAATTGAATTTTTAAATAAGTAATGAGTTATATAATTGGGATATCGGCATACTATCACGATTCTTCAGCTTGTTTGTTGAAGGATGGCGAATTGTTGTTTGCATGTGAAGAAGAAAAATTCACAGGTATAAAACATGATAGTTCATTCCCAAATAAAACCATTGAATACATCTTTAAAAAGTATAATTTAACTAAAAAAGATATTGAGGCGGTATGTTATTATGAAGATTTAGATTTAAAAGTACAAAGAGTTATTAATAATTCAAAAAAAGTTTTCCTTAAGACACCAATATATTCTATTAAGAGTGTATATAATGTTTTAAAGAACAAAAAAGATGTTAAGAAGAATTTAGCAAAAATATCTGATAAAGTTTTCTACTCTAAACATCACGACTCACATACATACTATTCATTTTATACATCACCATTTAATGACGCTGTTGTTTTATCGGTTGATGGTGTTGGTGAAAGTGAAACAATACAAATTGCCACAATCTATAATAATAAGTTATATCAAATACCACACACAGAATACCCAAACTCATTAGGGTTATTTTATTCTGCTATGACATCTTTCTTAGGGTTTAAACCCAATGAAGGTGAATATAAAGTAATGGGTTTGGCATCTTATGGAAACCCTAAAAAATATAGACAAAAAATAGATTCATTAATTTCATACAAACAAGGGTTTTTAACTTGCAATATGGATTGTTTTGTTTGGGATAGAAGTGACAAGGTTATGTTCAACCATAATCTATCAAAAAAATTAGGGATTGAAAATAGATTACCAGATGAAAAACTAACAGTACAACATCACGATTTAGCGGCCGCGGTTCAAGAAACCTACGAGGTTATTTTAAGTAAAATACTAGAAGAGATATCAATATTAACTAACACTAGAAATTTATGTCTTAGCGGTGGCTGTGCTTACAACGGATCAGCAAATGGAAAGTTAACAAATAACGGTTGGTTTAAAAATTTATGGATACCTCCAGCACCATCTGATGCAGGATCGGCTATTGGTGCGTGTTTAAATTATCTGGACACTAATAATAAACTAACAAAAAAGATTGACACAACACCGTTCTTAGGCCCAGAATACACTAATGAGGAATACTTGTCGGTTATCGATGAAGAAATAGTGAGATACAGTGAAATAAGTAGAGAAAAACTATTAAAATTAATTTCTACCGAATTATATAATGGCAAAGTTGTTGGATGGTTCCAAGGTAAAATTGAATTTGGTTCTAGAGCATTGGGTAACAGGTCGATACTAGCAAATCCAATGATAATTGGTATGCAAAAGAAGATTAATCGTGTTATAAAGAAGCGAGAACTTTTTAGACCATTTGCACCTATGGTGACAAAAGAAAATCAAACAAAATATTTTCTATATGACAAGGATGTGCCATATATGAATCAAGTTGTTAAGGTTAAAAAGGAATACGTTGGTAAGTTAATAGCAACAACTCACGTTGACGATACAGCTAGAATTCAAACAGTTACAAGTGAAAATAACGTATATGACTTATTAATTGAATTTGAAAAGATTAGTGGTGTATCAGTATTATTGAACACATCGTTTAACGTTAAAGATAAAACAATGGTATTAACGCCACAAGATGCTATGGATACATTTTTAGACACGGAAATGGATATCTTAGTATTAGGTAATAACGTAATTTATAAAAAAACAATATGAAAAAATTAATTAAATGGTTCTTAGATAAGATTGAAAGAATCAAAAGAGATCGTAAACTTAAAAAGAAAATTGCTGAGTTAAAGAAGAGAGACCCATTCATTTATAAACACTAAAAACATTACAATTGGAAAACAAGGAAATATTAAAAGATTACGTTTGCTTAATGCCATTCTTATCCACCGACGTTCAGCAAGCATCACAATTCGTTTGTTGCCCATCTTGGTGCTTTAAAAGTTTAAGAGTAGATGAGAATGGCGAAGAAGAAGATTGGGCATCTTACTTTGACACTAGCGCAGACGTAATGAGGAACTGGACATCAACGCCAGCACATGACATTAGAAAATCAATGGTTGATGGTTCATACAGACATTGCAATCATGTAGTATGTCCAAGATTAAATCAATTAATCAATGGTAGTGAGACCACGCCATATATGTTTATGAAGAAGGAAGAATTTCAAAAAACCTTTAACATATATAATGAGGACGATTTAAAAAAGTTTGACACGCCACCAGAAGAAATATTGTTTGGGTTTGATAGAAGTTGCAATCTTAAATGTCCGAGCTGTAGGGTAAACTTAATACCAAATGACAATGTCGAATCTGAGGATTATAAAAATAAATTACATCTACTAAACTCAATCGAGAAGAATTTTGCTAGTAATTTAAAAAGAATAATGATAACCGGTAGTGGTGATCCGTTCTATTCTAAAATCTATCGCGATTACTTAATAAATTTTGACAGTAGTAAGTATCCCAAGTTAGAAGCGTTACAGATTATAACCAATGGTAACCTATTAAATGAAAAAATGTGGAACTCAATGAAAGCAACTCCACACATTAAAATCATTGAGATTAGTATTGACGCCGGAACTAAAGACACATATGAGAACAAAACAAGGTTAAATGGTAAATGGGATGTGTTAATGGAAAATCTACGTTTTTTAAGTACCCAGAATCACATTATTGAGGAATTTGTGTTATCAATGGTGGTTAGTAAACACAATTATAAAGAAATGTATACGTTCTATGAATTGATAACTGACATATTTAAAAATTCAAATTTTAAATGGGGACTATCAATCAACTACAGACAATTGGTTGACTGGGGCACATTTTCAAAAGAAACGTTAGAAGAATTACAGGTCTTTAACACAGAACACCCTGAATATCAAGATTTTATGTCTGAATTAAAAAAGATACACAACCAACCGTTTGTTAATCATAATTTCAACCATCTTCTATAGGTTTTTTGACTTTTTTTAGTTATATTAGTAATATGATATACTGGTTAACAGGCCAACCCGGCGCAGGAAAAACAACCTTAGCAAAATACTTAGTGGAATACTTTCCGAAAGATGAGGTTACTCACATCGATGGGGATGACTTAAGGGACATCTTTAAAAACAAGGACTATTCCATAACAGGTAGAAGATTAAACATCCAAAGAGCACAATACATTGCACAATTTATGCATAGTAAGGGACATAATGTTATTGTGTCCTTAGTTTCACCATATAGAGACCAAAGAGAAGAATTTAAATTTAGTACATCGGTTGTCGAGATTTATGTACATACCACAGAAGATAGAGGTAGAAACCAATTCCATGTTGAGGAATATGAACCACCATTAGAAAATTTTATAGACATAGATACAACAATAAAAAACGAAACAGATTCGTATTTTGAACTATTAAAAAAATTATCATTATGATGACAAATGGTATTATCATTGACAATTTTTTAGACAATGTTGATGAAATAAGAGAGGAAGCGTTGTTATTAGATTATACTAAATCATTACCTGAAAGTGAAGGTTGGAAAGGGTTTAGGTGTTTAAATGGAAACATGTTGACACTTGATTTACATGAAAAGATTAAAGAAAAGTTAGTTGAAACTAATATAAAATTTGATAATTGTGATATGAGGTGTTTTTTTCATTATACATTGGAAGAACATAATGTAGGTAAAAAAAACACACATCGTGATTATGGTTTTGATTATGCTGGGGTTTTATACCTAGCACCAAACCCACAAAAAAATTCAGGTACGTCTTTTTATAATGATTTAGGTGAAGAAACCGGTTACTTGGAAAACGTTTATAATAGATTAGTAATTTATCCAGCGAATGAGTTACACTCTTTAAAAGAATCTTTTGGTAACGATATTAATAATGGTAGATTAACTTTCACGTTTTTTTGTAAATTAAAAAATAACAATATATGAGTAAGAAATATGCAATGTACATCGGTAGGTGGCAAAATTGGCATAAAGGTCACGAATGGTTGATCCGTCAACAAATGGACCAAGGTAAGAACATATGGGTAGCTATTAGGGATGTTGAAGTTGACGAGAACAACCCTAAAACAGCTCAAGAGGTTTTTCAAATGTTAATCCAGGAGCCCTTTTTTAACGAGAATTTTGATAAGATTTTACTATCAATTATCCCAGATATCGAATCGGTTAATTACGGTAGAGGTGTTGGTTACGATGTAATTTATCATGAGCCACCGGCGGATGTTGCGGTAATAAGTGGAACTGCGATTAGAACTGGACATATGACCGCTGATGGTTCAATAAAATATGACCAAACAAAAGGATAATGATTGTAGAACGTAAACGACATATTGCGAAAACAATATCCTATCGCATTATAAGCACTATAATAGGTTTCCTTATAATGTGGTGGGTTAGTGGATCAATTAAGATTGGCGCGACCTTTGGTGTGGCTGAATTGGTGTACAAACCTATTCAATATTACCTACACGAAAGGATTTGGTATAGATGGATAAAGTTCGGGGTAAAAGATAAAAAATAAGTATTTATATATAAATTAGAAAATATGAGAACAGTATTGATAGGATCAGATTTTATGTACGATAAGGATGGTAATTTAAGACCCATCGAAATAAACACTGCGGTTGGTTGGGATGGTCCCGAAAAAGTGGAAGACGATGCAGATTGTTTGGATTTAACAAGTTTATATCAATTTGTTGAGGATAATAATTTCCAAACGATACATTATGTTGGTGATATTGGTCCATTACACGTGACATTAATGACACATTATAGCGGAAGTTCTGTTACATATGAATTTCATGGGGTTGGAGCTACTTCCATTACAGTTCCATACATAGAAGATACTGAAACGACTTTAATTATTAGGAGTGCATATGACACAACAGCACTAGTGGATGACACATATTGTAAGGATAAAATAGAGTTCATGAATCTAATTAAAGATTCTTCTTTTGGCTCCCAATTTGCGTACATTGACGAAAATAACACATTGGTGTCAAATATCACATCTATAAATGATAACGGCGAACACCCTAATTTTATTTTAAAATCTAGATTTCCAGGTTATGACAAGTTAATTTATCCAAAATTTTTTAAAGTTACAACTCAATCTGAATTAGACACTATAATAGCAAATAATGTTACAAGTGAGTATTTTTTAATGGAGTACCTATGTAACGTCAATAAACTATGGGAAGGGCATTTAACGGTTATAAGAAGTTTAAACATTTTAGTCCCACCAAATTTAGAATCAATTCAAATTGGCCAATATACAAAATTGAATCAAAATATGTTACTAGATAATGTGACATATGATTCAATCACATTTGAAGTATATTCAGATTTCAAAGAGAGTTATAGTACAAACCCACCTACCGGTTTTCAACCTAAATTATTGAATACTGATATGGTAGAAATGGCAGATGGGACATTAAAAACTGCATTGGATTTACAAATTGGGGACGTTATTAAAACAATTGAAATACCAAATGAAAAGGGAACTAGTATAGATAGTTACGTATCCTCCGAATTTGGGCTTACGTACGATACGTTGGTAAGTGATGCAATATATACAACTAATGTCGTAACCAAAAAACAAAAAGTAAACACCTTAACTTTTATAAATGAATTAACATTTGAAGATGCTAGTACCTGGGAAGATACTATGGGCTCAAAGTATTTGATAGACAGAGAAGGTGTGGTTATGTTTAAATCATTATGGGGGATATTTCCAGGAGATGTGGTTATATTATTAGATACTACTGATGATAATATAAATTTTGTAAGAAAAACAGTTACATCAAATATTCAAGTTAAGAGAGTGTTCTCTGGTTGGTTTATTTCAGTTGATACCGCTATGTTATTTTTAACTAAAACAGCCGGGTCAACCAATAACGAATCATATGTTTCAATTGAACATAACCTTATATCTTGTCCCAATTGGACATGTACAAACGTTTGCTGGTCCGTCTGTCCATCATGTCCGAAGTATATGTCTTGTCAATCTAATTACTGTTTTCCAGTATGTTAATAACCTTCTTAAATAAATTTAAATAAAAAATGGCAACAATTATATCAAATACAGACATCAATACTTTAAACACCACAATTACAACAATAGGTAGTTTAATTGTAACAGCAAACAGTTAGTATAAAATCTAATAAGTTATTTTATGATACATTTCATACCAAATATTCTTACTAAGGATGAGTGTGAATACTTAACGAATCAATTTGATTTCGAAAGAAAATATCAAATCTCGGTGGATAATGAATATACTGGCACCAATATATCATATGGGTTTGCCCCTTCATTTGCGTTTAATACCTATTTAAATAAATTAAAATCAAAAGTGTTAGAATATAACAATAATTTTGATGATTTATTCAATGTAAACACATTTGTTAGGGAATATATGAACACCTCAATGTTAAAAAAACATTTAGATAGAAAAGACATTAGTGTTACTATGTCTATATGTTTAGAATCCACAATAAATAAAGAATGGCCGTTATGTGCGGAAATCGGAAATAAGGAATATTGTTTCAACACAAATATTGGTGACGGTATTTTATTATTTGATGCGGATAAAATCACACATTGGAGGGAACCCTTAATATGTCTGGAGAAAGAAAGAGTTGTCCAATTTTTTTTACATTGGAAACCTTCTGATTACGTCGCAAAAAAAACAAAATCATTATTATAAAAAAATAAATTATGCCATTTACATATACAATAGAGTCAACCTTTTTAACAAAAGAAGAATGTGATTTAATATTAGATTTTTCATTAAAAGAATTAAAATTAGTACCATCGGAAATTCTTACCAATTACACCGATGGTGGCGACGTTAATACCGATATTAGAAAATCAAATCAAGTATTTTACCCCTATTATAAAAAATTTCCATTTTTATTAGAAAAAATGAGTAAATTATTAAATCAACATATTTTTGTTAAAGGGTTCGATTTAGATTTTAAAGAAAGTCAATTTCAGTTTACTGAGTATCATCCAGGCGGACATTTTGGCTGGCATAGAGATGCTCATGGAAAAAAAATAACGGATTATGACAGGTATTGTTCATTAGTGATACAACTAAATGATGAGTATGGAGAGGGTGATTTACAAATAAAAGATGATCAGAATGGGACCCTAACAGTTGAAAAGGGTACAGGAAATTTGATATTATTTTTATCAAATATTGAACATAGAGTAGTGCCAGTAAAAAGTGGGATTAGATATACACTAGTTAATTGGGTGAAATTAAAACAAAAAAAAGATTATAAAAAAACACTTTTATAGTATGAAAATAAATTTTAAAGAAATATTAAATGCGTGGTATAATGTTATAAATCACACACCAGAACAAAAGGAATTAGCAGATAAAAGATTCGCAATATGTTTAGAATGCCCCTCTAAAATAGAAATTTTAAAATACAAGAAATGGCTTTTTAAATGTAAAGAATGTGGTTGCCCTTTAGGCGCAAAAGTTTACACTGAAACAACATATCTTACTAAAGACAAATCTTGTCCACTTGATAAATGGAAAGAAGTTGAAATGGAATTTATGAGTAAACATAGTGACACGATTAAATATAAAACTAAAAAAACATTTCTTTAGTTATGGGTTATTTAATAAACGATGACCTTTTATGGGTGATCACCCCTAAATGTGCTAGCGACTCAATAGAAACTGCATTATTAAACTCAAGTTTAAATTTAAAAAAATATAGCGAACACTTCGAACAACATACCCATATGCATATACCACTAAACGAGTGCTTAACTAAGTTTGGTAAAAAAGAAACAATATGTATCACTAGAGATTGGTTTGAAAAATGGTTAAGTTCATTAAATTTTATTTGGGATTATATAGAATTATATAGTGAATATGAACCAGTATGTAAATGGGAGGACATCAATAATAATGTTATTTATGAGATATTTGATAGCGAATTTGTAAATAAACTTTACTCATTAAATCATACCTCTAATGAAGAATGTTTTTTGAAATTATTAAAAAGGAACACCGAAGATATTATAAACGTACCCAAAGAAATTTATGGAATAATAATAACTCTAATATCTGAACGCTATTGGAAAAGTAATGTAAAATGCACATATGAATTTGATATTAAAAAATTAGACGATTTTGTCAATTTCATTGAAAATAGGTTTGGTGAAAAATTAATAATAGAAAAGAAAAACGTATCTACAAAAAGACCAAATAAATTAATAGTAAATAATGAATTGAAATCTTTTGTTTGGGAAAAATTTGAAAAAATATTTGAAAAAAGAAATCAATTAATTTAATATGGCAACTATTTGGACATTTGGGGATTCATTTACTTCTGGAGACGGGTGTGTAGAAAACCTAAGAATTAGAGACGGTGATTTTAGATATTATAACGAATATAAAAAACTAGGCAGTGATATATGGCCTAATTTATTAGGTAAAACTTTAGGATATGACGTAAAAAATCTAGGAAAAAGCGGTGCAAGTAATGACTATATTTTAGATTCTATTATTGATAATTTTAACATGATAGAACCAAATGATGTGGTGATAATTGAAAAAACATTTTACCAAAGATTTGATATACCTAAATCAACGGGTGATGGGTTTCAAACAATTTATGCTGAAGGACTTTATCAACTTTCTATTGATTTAAAAATGGAAAGATATTTTTGTGAAGATAAATTAGAAATTGAAACGGTATTAAATTATGGTGTTTTATTTTCCGACAATAAATTATTTAAAGAAAGACAAGATAAACGATTTGAATTTATACAAGCACAATTAAATAATAAAACAGATAAAATATTAATATGGGATGTTTTAGATTTTTTAGACGGTAAAATTGAAACAATAGGTCAACACACTGAGGGTAATATAAAAGATTATCATTTTAGTTTTAATGGTCATAAAAGATTTAGCGAATTTCTATATAAAAAATTATATATTAAACCCTCATTAGTTTAAATGTTAGTCGATAAAAAATTTATTTTTATAAGTTTACCAAGATGCGCATCAACATCATTTATGATTAGGTGTGTTAAAAACAAAATACCAATAGAGCATTTCAACTCAAACCATGATAATCAGTTGATTAAAATCAATGAATGGGAAAAAATGGGTAATGAAGAATTGGCGGATAGATTAGTACATGCGCACGAACCATTACATATGTTACAAGAAAAATTTGGGACGAACAACCAAATTATTTCAATAAAACGAAATAAGTACGATAGATTTTTATCTTTATGGAAACACATCATAGACGAATTACACAGAATTAACAAACTTGATATTGCTGACATCTTTTCAAAATTAACAACTAATGATCTGTTTGTTAATATTAAACCAAATGACATTTATAATTCGGAAAATAGAATTAAAGTTATTGATAATTTTTTATCTAGGTTAGAAATTTCAAAAGAAGAATCTTACACTAAAAATATGTTAGATATATTGTTTATGCCAGTAGTTGAACTTACAAATAACGACCCAAATATTATCTGGTTTGATATTAACAGTTTGAGAGATTTAGAAAATTGGGTGTCAAAAAAACTAAATAGAGATTTTAAAATGGAAAAAATAAATTCAAGTAAACATTTTAATTCAGTAATGGAGAACGATGATAATTTTAAACAGAAATATGATAATCTTTATAAAGAATTTGACCAAAGAAAAACAACTAAAACATTATTGTAATGGAAATTCAATTTTGGTATAGCGATATTTTACCAAATACAAATATTAGAAATTCAATCGAAAAAATAGATAGTGACATCTTATTTAAAAATATCCACACCGATAAGGTAGATGTTACAAAATTAAATTTTTTATTTTTTTTGTTAGAAACTGAATGGACTAATTCCGATATCCCAAACATAGCGTATACTCATTCTAGTGAATTTATTGAATTACTAATTAAGTTACAATCTGAAAATTTCTATTTTATGTGTAATAATTCTGGGGAAGCCGAACTTTGGGTGGATAATTTATCCTTGAATTTTTTTAATTTGTTAAAAAAAAATAAAATTGATTTTAACAGATTAATAATTGTAAATAACGATTCATCTAAAATTGGTATAGGTAAAACAAAATATGGGGATTTTATATTAAACACCTGTTTTTTTCCTAATTTCTTTTTATCTACCTATGAGCATTTAAAGTCATATGTAACTGAATTAAACCCTAACACCATACCTGATAAAAAATTCTTATGTTTAAATAGAAGAATGGGTTATGAAAAATATAAATTAATCGAGAGGTTATATCATATGGGGTTGTTAAATGACACCAGATTTTCTTGGGTAAAAAATAGCACGAATAAAAATCTGTTAAATAAAGAATTACTTAATGAATTAAACATAGATGTTGATAACTTTAACCCTATTCAGTTAGAAGATGATGTAATGTATGGTGCTGATTTAGTTATGGAAAAGTATCTTTACACCATAAACCCCAAATGGTATTATAAAAGTAAAGTTAATATTATATTGGAAACAATGCTATACCCAAATTCAATTCATCTGACAGAAAAAACCTGGAAAGCAATTTATTTAGGTGTCCCGTTTGTTATATATTCACCATCTAAACACTATCTTAAAACCTTAAGGGATATGGGATTCAAGACATTTAATTCTGTGATTAATGAGGATTATGATGAGATGCTAGGTAAAGATAAAATAACACAAGTTATAAAAAGCGCTGAAGAACTGGCTAGTATCTATGACACCCCCAAAGTATTAGATATATGTAGATTTAACCAAGAATTATATTTTAATTTTCAACACAGAAAAAAAATATATAATGAGTTTTTTTTAAATAAAATTTGTGATGTTAAAAACTTAACAATTCCTAAAACATTAATTTAAATGGGTAATAAAATTGATTTAAAAAATTATACGTGTAGTGTGCCATTTACATCATTAGAAATACATAACAATGTTTGTTTTGTGTGCTGTCCATCCTGGTTACCAAACAAAGTAGAACTTAGTGAAATTCCATTAAAAGATGTTTATAATAGCGAACCAATTATTGATATAAGAAACTCGATATTAGATGGTTCATTTAGATATTGTAGTCAAGAGCTTTGTCCTTATTTAAGTAAATTAGTGAAGTATGGTGCGGAATCTGGGCCAGTCACTTTAAAATCAAATTCAAATGTTAATAGCCCTATTGTAAAAAATAACGCACCAGATTATTTGATGATGAATTTTGATAGAACATGTAACTACAAATGTCCATCATGTAGAGTTGATTTAATAGTTGAAAATAGTGAGGGTATAAAACGTGTAGAAAAAACAATAGAGGAGATTGATAATCACTACTCGAAATATGTTAAAACCCTATATATTACTGGATCAGGGGATCCGTTTGTTTCTGTCGGATTCAGAAATTATCTAAGAAATTTTAACCCTAAAAAATACCCAAACTTAAATTCCATACACCTACACACAAATGCGTCTATGTGGAATAAAGAAATGTGGGATAGTATGCCAAACATACACGGATATGTCCACTCTTGTGAAATTAGCATCGACGCTGGTACAAAAGACACCTATGAAAATAAAACCAGGTTGGGTGGTAAATGGGATAATTTAATTGATAATTTAAAATTCATAAGCACTCTACCAATTTCAGTTAAAACATCATTTGTGGTTCAAGATTCCAATTACATGGAAATGGGTATTTTTTACAACTTAATGTACTCAATATTTGGTAAAAGAGTAAATGTGTTTTTTGGTAAGATAACTAATTGGGGGACATTTTCAGAAGGTGAATTTAAATTAAAACAAGTATGGGATACGGAACATCCAGAACATGAGTTATTTAAAAAAGAGTTTAATAAAGTATGGAAAAATGAAAACCTTTTTCATAATTTATATGAGTTTATTGACAACACAAATAAAACTTTAATATAGATGAGAATTTTAATACTATCACATACAAGATGTGGTTCTACCACATTATGTAAATGGATATCAAAAGAATTGAATTTTGAAGTAGATTATGATCATTACGATGCTAACACATTTAATTCAATTTTCATTAAAAATAATATAATAAAAAAAATTGTTATCGAAGAATACAATCCACCAAATGAAGTTATTGAAAAATTTGATAAAGTTATTTGTTTAAGTAGGGAAAATAATATTGACAGTGCCATAAGTTTTATTAATGCTGATAACAAAAGCAGGTGGCACGACATATATGAAATAACAAATGAGTGGATTGAAGATAATAAAAATAAAATAATAGAAACTGTTTACAAATATGAACAATTAAAAACCTTATTAAAAAATAAAGATTTATTTCAAATAACGTATGAAAATATGTATATTAATAAAATAGACGTTAATAGAGTTATTAGTTATTTAAACATTGAAAACCCAAAACATTTGGATATGCTTGATTATGATAAAAAATATAGAAAAGACACATATACTTTAACACATGATTTTAAGAGAAAAAATATCATTTAGTAAAGATGAGTGTGATTACATAATAAATTTATCCAAAGAGTTGGATGAACTTAAACCATTTGGTTATGATGACAATGTTAATAAAGAAAAAATAACAATTAGATATTTTGTTTGGGTTATCAATAGAAACAATAAAACCCAATGGATATTTGATAAAATTCAAACGTATTTTATAAATAAAACTAATATAAAGATAAAAAAAGAATTAGATAAAATATATATACACAAATATGACACCGGCCAACAATTTGAAAAACATGCTGACACATATTATAAAACACAAATACACAATGTAGGGGTATGTTTAAACAATGATTATGATGGAGGTGAATTTGTTTTATATAATCCAGAAGAACAATTACCAAAAGAAACGGGTAACATATATACTTTCCCTAGTCAAAGAATACATGAAGTAAAAAAAATAATAAAGGGTGAAAGGTGGAGCATTATTGGATTTTTACATATTGATAATTTAGATTTCCCTAAAAAATCACTAATATGAAAATTGGAATAACAGGACATTCTAACGGAATTGGAAATGACATTTATTCAAATTTAATAAAAGAATATGATGTTATAGGATTTAGTAGAAGTAATGGTTTTGATATTAAAAATACGGATAAAATTATAGAACAATTGGATGATTGTGATATTTTTATAAACAACGCTTACGAAGGAAACTATCAAACAATATTATTTGAATTAATTTTTGATAAATGGAAATTTTTACCAAAAACAATTATTAATATGAATAGCAGTTGTGTGTATCATTCATCCGATTGGTCGCCAGAATATGCAAATAATAAAAAAGAGTTAAAAGAAGTATCTTTAAATGCGATTAGAAATAATAAAAATAAAAAAGTTAGGGTCATAAATTTATATCCATCCACCTTATCAACTCATATGGGGTTTGAAAGTTTAAATAAATTAGATACTGAAAATCTTGCAAAAATTATAAATTGGTTAATAAAACAACCACAAGAAATAGAAATTAGAGAGATGAGTATATATTGTACAACATTGGAGAAAGAATTTAAAACAAATAAATTAATATGAAATCAATAAAATTTTGGAATAAAAGCGGATTCGATGTTGCAACTTATAAATGGAATTTATCAGAAAGACGTAATAAAACATTTAATGGCTCTGGTTCGGATGATAGTGAAACCAATACCTACACATATAATGAACTAGGATTCAGAGGTGATTCAATATACAAGGATGGTTTTAGAATTCTGTCTGTCGGTTGTTCACATACGGAAGGTGTGGGGGTAAATGACTGGGAAACTTGGCCGCATATATTTTCTAGGTTAATACCTAATGGTATTGATTTAAATGCTGGGTTTGGTGGTAGAAGTAATGATTACATTGCTAGGTGTATTGTGTCCTTAATTGACACCTTTAGACCCAATCTGGTTAATCTAATGTACACATACCCCTCAAGAAAAGAATACTACAAGTTTAATGGGGATTTAGAGCCCTTTCATATGACCCCCTGGGGATATTTCAAAGAAGATTCGGAAGGTGTTGATGAATACAAGGCAATCGCAAAGATAACCCATGATGAAAATGATTTGATTAATTGGTATAAAAATCATTTATTAATAACCAATTTCCTATCACTAAGAAAAATCCCATATACTTGGAATGGTTCTTTTCTAATGGATGAAGTTATATCAGATAAACATCGTTTTGATGGTGACTATGGTAACTTCAGAGAGTTTTCCGTTGACGGTAAACATGCAACAGGAAAACACAATGAAGAATATGCCAAAAATTTATATGACTTCATTAAGAAAAACTTCCCAACATATATCCCTTAGGGGCTTGGTTTTCTTACAAATTTTCCTTATTTTAGGTACTAATGAATATATTAGCACATACGTCGTTTATTGGTACCACTGGGTATGCCAATCATGCAAGGTCGTTTTTCTGCGCCTTAAACAAGTATCACAAAGTAAGGGTTAGAAACCTTACCATTGGTAATAGTTGGAATGATTATAATGAAAAGCCACACGAAGGCGAATCATATATCACTGATGAGATGAAGGATATGTTAATCCTTCAAAGTTTGTTTAACGCTGATGGTTCAACTAGTGATTATCCAATTTATAACTTTAAAAAAGATTTTGTTCCAGATGTCCACATTGTTTTGGTGGAAACCGACAACATTTATTTTTATCATGATTATGATGGCTATAAAATAGCGTACAATGTTTGGGAATCAACATTATATCCAGATAATTTCTTCAAGCGACTATTTTACTTTGATGAGGTTTGGGTGCCGACCAAGTGGCAGTTTGATTGTTTAGTTGCGCAAGGGTATCCTGCTGAAAAAATATCTATAGTTCCAGAAGGTGTTGATGTTGACACATTTAAACCAATAGAAAAATACCCACAAAGAGATAAGATTAGATTTGTGTATTTTGGTCGTTGGGATTATAGAAAAGGAACGACTGAAGTACTCAGAGCTTTTGGTGAGGTCTTTAAAGATGTTGATGATGTAGAATTAATTGCATCTGTTGAGAACCCGTACCCGAACGATGGTTTAAAGTCAACAGAGGAACGAATTAAAAAACACGAAATTGATACAGAGAAAATAACGTTTCTTAATTTTCCATCGAGAGAAGAATATGTAAAATACTTACAAGAAGCACATGTATTTGTTTCTTGTGCTAGAAGCGAAGGTTGGAATCTACCGCTTATTGAAGCGATGGCTTGCGGTACGCCGGCCATTTATTCTAATTGGGGTGGTCAACTAGAATTTGCTGAAGGTAAAGGTGTTCCGGTTAGTATCAAGGAATTAAGACCTGCTAACATAGAAAGAAAAGAATTTCCAGGTGAATATTGTGAACCAGATTGGGATGACCTTAAATGGAAAATGAGACAAGCGTACGATTATCAAACAGCTATGTGGATTAAATCCAGATCTGATGCTAAAGATATTCACAAGAACTTTAATTGGGAAACAATAGCTGAAAACGCATCAAAAATAATCAACTCTAGATTCAAGTCATTTGCATTTGTTACAACTGGTAACTTACAATATATGCCGGTTATTGAAAAGTTGGTACAATCATTAATGATGTTTTCAAGACACAAGATAATTGTTTATGGTGTTGATTGTGAAGTGCCGTTTGATTATCCTAATGTGATTAGAAAAACAATCAATCCACCCAAAATATCAGAACACGATAAATGGTATTGGAAACAATGGGCTTGTTTGGAATCATTAAACGAAGATTTTGATTATTATATTTGGGTTGACGGTGATGTTGTTGTTAATTACAATATCGATACCGTTACAAAATATTTCAAACATGTTGGTAGATATCCATTGTCGGATATACATGTTCAAGAAGAATTCTTTGGAACATATGATGACGGTAAAACGCAATTGTTTAATGAAGAGTTAGCTAAAAGATGGGGTGTTGAAAAACAACAACCATACATGCATATTTGTTTCTACATTTACAATCAAGGTTCAAGAGCATTTTTTGATGGTATATTGGGATATTATGACACAATGATGAAAGGTAGCCCTGAAGATTATAAACGATATTTTTTATGGAATGATGAAGGTATTGATAATGCAATAAGATGGAACCACGGTTTTACTAATCATTTACCTATATCAAATTTTGACACATCATCATATGATGGGGATGAAGGGTTTATTGATAAAACGTTACATCAGTTTTATAAGTTCTGGAATGAAGATGGTCCACAAAACTTCAATAGAATATTTGGGTATCAATTTATACCAGAAGATAAATCAAATATATTATATTTCCACGGGAATAAGAATGCTGAGATATCGGACAAGATGATTGAGTTTATTAAAATGAAAAGAGATGATTCATTTTATAAGTCATATTGTTTTTATACTGACGTATATAAATTGGAAAACTTTAATCAATATTTCAATATTGAAGGGGGTACAATTGAGATAGCAAACAAACATGGTTGGTTTGTTGCCATATTTCACGAGATATTTAATCTTTTGGATTATTATAAAAATAGAGAGAGAAGAATCTTTGATGGCGACGTTGTAGTTGAGTTGGGTGGGAATATCGGCATCTTTAATAGATGGGCGTACAGTCAAGGTGCTAGCAAAGTTATTTCGTTTGAGCCAGATAAAAGATACTTTAAACTTCTCTCATTAAATGCTGATCCGCGTTCTGTATTATTCAATGCTGCGGGAAGTGATTCTATTGGTGAATTAAGTTTATTTGAGAGCACACACATAGGTGGATCTAATTTATTTGGAACACAGGAAGGTGCTAAAGAATATAAGGTAAGAACATATACGCTAGATTATCTTTTTGAAACGGGGTTAGTTGATAAAATAGATTTTCTAAAGGTAGACATTGAGGGAGCAGAACATCACGCGTTCAAAGGTATCAGCGATGAAAACCTAATGAAAGTTAAAAACATTTCAATGGAATATCACCATAGCCACTTTGATTATGACGAAGAATTGAGACAAGATTTAATTAATCGTATGGTTAGATTAGGTTTTAACCCCTACACATTGTTTATGGGTGACAATAACGCACTACAAATGATATATTTTACAAGATGAGTACACTAGATAAATTAGCAAAAATGCACGGAACTGATAAGAGTTCTGATATACACAATTACTGTGTTAAGTATGAAAAGTATCTACCATTTAATCGTTATGATAAGTTAATGATGATGGAGATTGGTGTGTTAGATGGTAAATCCTTATTAACTTGGAAGGATTATTTTTATCGTTCACACATTCTAGGTATTGATATAAATCCTGAATGTAAAAAATACGAAGAAGAAAGAATTACAATTGAGATTGGTTCTCAAGCTGATGGTGGTTTCTTATCTAGAACCAGCGAACATTATGGGCCATTTGACATCATTTTAGATGATGGTTCACATATGAATGACCATGTAACTTATTCTTTCCAGCATTTATTTGATTCAGTAAAACCAGGTGGCGTTTATATTGTTGAAGATTGTGCCACGGCTTACTGGGATGAATATGGTGGCGGTTATTTAAAACCAAGTACAAGTATAGAATATTTTAAATCCTTATCAGATGATTTAAACTTCCGTGGACTAATGAATCACAACAAACCAAATGTACACGCAAGAAGGGAAGATTGGTTAATTGAAAATTCAAAAAGCATCCCAACATGTAGAACGGATATTGAATCCATAAATTTCCTAAATGGAATTATTATTGTAACTAAGAGATAATGTACACACAATTCACTGAAGATATATTTGTAATTGATTGTTGGCTTGACACTAAAGAGAAAGAGCTAGCACTAACTAATTTAATTGAAAGGGTTAAAGTTTATAATATACCAATAATACTATGTGGTCACTACCCAATTAAACCTGAGTTCCAAGAAATGGTTGATTATTGTATCTATGACAAGAACAATGACATTTTAGAAGAAAAGGATTTTGAAGAGTATGGTGTTGTTAGTGATAGATGGACAGAGACAGACGATTTTAAAATAAGTAACAAGGTTACATTTCACCATGATTATGCTATATGGTTAACAATGAAGAATGCTTTTAACCTAGCAAATCAATTGGGTAAGAAATACATACACTTTCTTGAGTACGATAACCTACCAGATGAGATTCAATATCGTCAAGCGTTTATTGAATACATCAGACATCACGATGCGGTTGTTTATGAATATAGTGAAGGATCAACTAATGAACCATCACCCTTTTCGGCTACGTACATATTTTCAATTAAAACTGACATCGCATTAAGTTTGGTTAATAAGATTAATAGTAAGAAGGAGTTCTTTTTACGAAAACAACATGAATGGCAATTAGAAAAAACATTCTACCAAACATTACAAACTGTAACTAAAAGAATATTTGTTACAAAATACATAGCAAATGATGACGAGTTAAATCTTTTTGCTGCTTGGAATAGGGATGGTATTAATAGAAACGGCGCTAGATTTCAAACATATCTATGTGTTGATGATAATGAAGATTTGTCAATCCATTTTATATCTGGTTTTAATGATAAACCGGCCACACAAGATTATGTGGTTGAAATCAACTATGGTGATGTTAAAGAGTTTTACAAAATTATCATAGGTAATTTTCATTTAAAAAAACTTGGTAAATACATTAAAGGATTACCTGTTATAGTTTATTATCAAGGCGTACAAGTATTTTCTGATTTACTTATTGATGATGTTAAAGAATTTAAACGAAAGAATAATATAACAAGAAAAAACAAAGAGATATCAAAAAACATTAATGTTAATTTTGTTGATGGACCATTCATTGAGATACTAGAAAAAACCGCCAAAGAATATCGTATTGAATTTATTGATAATAAAAGTGGAAGAGTTTTACATGAAACAAATATTAAAAGTAATCACTGGGCGAAAGCATCAATAAAATATTATGTTGATTGGTTAATTAAGGTGAGTGGTGTTGATAACGATTTTTATTTTGAGCATAAATTTAACCCTAATGAAAATAGATTCTTCATTAGTTTTGAGAGCAAATCATTAGGTGACAGTTTAGCATTTATACCATATGTGGATGAGTTTAGAAAGAAACATAATTGTTCAGTTGTTTGTTCAACATTCTTTAACGATTTATTTAAAAATGAATACCCAGAAATTGAGTTTGTTTCACCTGGTTCAACTGTTAATAACATCTACGGTCTTTATCGAATCGGTATGTTCTATAATGATTCTAAAATGATTGATTATGATAAACATTTGACCGACCCCAAAAAGGAGCCATTATTAAAAATTGCATCAGATATTTTAGGTTTAGATTATAAAGAGGTTAGACCTAAGTTACCAAAAATTGGTAACACTAAACAGAAATTAGTAACTATAGCAATTCATTCTACAGCACAAGCGAAATATTGGAATAACCCAACTGGTTGGCAAGATGTTGTTGATTACTTAATTGGTAAAGGATACGAGGTTAGGTTGTTATCAAAAGAAGAAGACGGTTACATGGGTAACATTCATCCAAAAGGTATAACACAACAACCTGCTGGTGATTTAAACAGCGTAATTAAGACAATACAAGAATCAGAATTCTTTATTGGGATTAGTAGCGGGTTGAGTTGGTTGGCGTGGGGATGTGGAACACCAACAATATTAATATCCGGATTTACAGATGTATTTGCAGAACCATTTCAAAACATTTACCGAGTAATAAATAAAGAAGTTTGTAATAGTTGTTGGTCCGATTATGATTTTGACGCCGGTAACTGGAAGTGGTGCCCAGTACATTCAAATACTGATAAACAATTTGAATGTTCTAAACAAATAACATCAAAACAAGTTATAGGGGAAATTGATAAATTAATTAACTAACATTCAAACGAACAAGTATTTATCTAAGTATAATACCATATTTAGATGAATATATTTGACGCACACATATCGGGATCATTATCCGTATCAAGTTCAGCCGAAATTTCGGGTGATTTAAAAGTTTTAGGAACAATTAGTGGTTCCTTTAGTGGTGATGGCTCTAATATCACAAACATCCCAGCGGGTGGTGTTGTTGGACTTAATTTAACACGAATAGCTGACGGTGCATCAACAGCATCAATTTCAAATACAGATGGTTTAAGAATTAATACAAATTCAGAAATTACTGGTTCATTAATTATAACCGGTGATTTAATTATAAGTGGAACATCTTTTAATGCCGCGACCTCAGGTACATCTGGTACATCAGGAACCTCAGGTACATCTGGAACCTCAGGGTCTTCAGGTTCAAGTGGAACATCAGGTACTAGTGGAACTAGCGGAACCTCAGGAAGTTCAGGATCAAGTGGAACATCGGGATCAAGTGGAAGTTCTGGTTCTAGCGGAACGTCAGGTACGAGTGGTTCTTCAGGTACATCTGGCACATCAGGAACCTCAGGTTCATCGGGAAGTTCGGGTACGTCTGGAACCAGCGGAAGTTCTGGGTCATCAGGTACAAGTGGAACATCTGGTTCATCCGGAAGTTCTGGTTCTAGTGGAACATCGGGATCAAGCGGTACCTCAGGCACTAGTGGAACCTCAGGATCAAATGGTAGTTCGGGCACGAGTGGTTCTTCGGGTTCATCTGGAAGTTCGGGTACGTCAGGTACTAGTGGAAGTAGCGGTTCTTCAGGAACATCTGGTTCTTCAGGAACATCAGGTTCAAGTGGTAGTTCTGGTACTAGTGGAAGTAGTGGTTCTTCAGGAACCGCTGGAACTTCAGGAACCTCAGGTTCTAGTGGTAGTTCTGGAACATCAGGTTCTAGTGGATCTAGCGGAACCGCTGGTACAAGTGGTACATCGGGATCTTCTGGTTCTAACGGGTCGTCAGGTACTTCAGGAACAAGCGGAACATCTGGTTCATCAGGAACTTCAGGTTCATCAGGTTCTAGTGGAACGAGCGGTAGTTCTGGTTCATCAGGAACATCAGGTTCTAACGGGTCGTCAGGTACTTCAGGAACAAGCGGAACATCTGGTTCATCAGGAACTTCAGGTTCATCAGGTTCTAGTGGAACATCTGGGTCTTCAGGGTCAAGCGGTACATCAGGTTCAAGCGGAAGTTCAGGAACATCCGGAAGTTCAGGGTCTAGTGGTACAGCGGGGACATCAGGAACCTCAGGTTCTAGTGGATCTAGTGGATCTAGCGGAACCGTAACAATGAGCGGAACACAAGACAATGGTGTTCTAACACTTAATGGTTCCTCACCAAACGTAACTGCGGAAAATAATTTAAGATTTGATGGTTCACTTTTAACCGTTGTTGGTAACGAAACAATATCTGGTTCCTTAATTGTGACAAACAATTTTACAGTATTAGGTTCATCCTCAATAACATACGTAACATCATCTCAATTAAGAGTTGAAGACAATATTATCACAGTAAACACTGCTAGCCCTGGATCTAGATTTGGTGGACTAGAAGTTCATGATTCAGGATCGGTTGGTATTGCTACTGGTTCAATTCTTTGGGATTCTGTTAACAATAGATGGATTTATCAAAACTCAAGTGAGGCGGGTTATGGTGGCGGTGTATTATTGTCAGGTCCTAGAAGTTCTGGTTCACTAGGTAGTGAATTAACATTAACTAGTGGTAGAGTTGCAAAGTCAGCGGGCGGAGACCACTTAAATGATTCAAATATAACAGACAACGGTACAACCGTTTCGATAAATTCAAATACAGAAATCACTGGTTCATTAATTGTTACTGGTGGTAATAAATTAGTTGTAAATGCTACTGGTGGTGATGAAGGTGGTGAAATTTTATTAGGGAAAGCGTTAACTAATACAACACTTGTTGGTGAGGGAGTTACAGTAGATATTTGGCAAAATAGATTAAGATTTTTTGAACAAGGTGGAACTGCGAGAGGTGCATATATTGATATCTCAAGTTTAGCGGCAGGTGTTGGTACCAACCTGGTTGGTGCTGGTTCATCAGGTACTTCTGGAACTAGTGGTACCTCTGGCACATCGGGTTCTAGTGGAACATCAGGATCTAATGGTTCGTCTGGTACGTCAGGTTCATCAGGAACAAGTGGTACAAGTGGTAGTTCAGGATCTAATGGTTCATCTGGCACGTCAGGGTCTTCAGGGTCTAGCGGAACATCGGGATCTAATGGTTCATCTGGCACGTCAGGAACATCGGGTTCTAATGGTTCTAGTGGAACATCAGGTTCTTCAGGTTCTAGTGGAACATCTGGTTCATCCGGAAGTTCTGGTTCAAGTGGGACCTCAGGTTCTTCAGGTAGTTCAGGTTCATCCGGAACAAGTGGAAGTTCGGGAACATCAGGTTCTAATGGTTCTAGTGGAACATCAGGTTCTTCAGGTAGTTCAGGGTCAAGCGGAACGTCTGGGTCTTCAGGTTCTAGTGGTACTTCGGGTACTTCAGGAAGCTCAGGAACAAGTGGGTCTTCAGGTTCTTCTGGATCTAGTGGAACATCGGGTTCTAACGGATCTAGTGGTACGTCGGGTTCATCAGGTTCTAGCGGTTCTAGTGGAACTTCAGGTTCTTCTGGTTCTAGCGGAAGTTCAGGAACAAGTGGATCTTCAGGGTCTAGTGGTTCAAGTGGAACCAGTGGTAGTTCGGGGAGTTCTGGTTCAAGTGGAACATCTGGGTCTTCAGGAAGTTCTGGTTCTAGCGGGTCTTCTGGTACGTCAGGTACTTCTTTTGCTAATAGTTTTAATATAAATCAAAATTTAGGAACAAGTAACTCACCAACATTTGGTGGTTTAACAATTACAGGTGGTGGTTCAGTTAGCACAGTATTAACAGGTGCTAACGTTGGTGACTTATTGTATGCATCAATTGCTGATAACGATTATTTCAGATTAAGAGTTGGTGGTACAGCAACAAATGCCGGTTATGTTGAAATAGCAACTTCCGATGATGGTACCGAACCAATATATGTTAGACAATACACGGGTGTGTTTAGTAGTATAACTAGGACTGCAACATTACTAGATGGTAGTGGTAACACATCATTTCCAGGTACAATTACAGCCCCAACATTCTCAGGAGCACTATCCGGAAACGCAACCACTGCAACCACTGCGGGCGCTTTAACATCAATGAACATTTCACAGTTCACAAATAATAGTGCTTACATCACAGGTATATCTTTTGCAAACGTTTCATCAAAACCAACAACAATAAGTGGATATGGAATTACAGATGCAATTACAACAGCTAACATTGGCTCTCAGTCCGTATCATTTGCAACAAGTGCTACAAGCGCAACTACTGCGGGTAGTGCACCAAACGCTAGTAATTTAAACGCATCTTATGGTGTATCAACGGGTAATGGAAACGGATTAAAATTTTGGGGAGGTTCCGACACGTATAAAATTCATATGGGTAGTTCATCTGAATATTATTATGGCCCTGTTACAGATTACTCCATAAAGTGTAATATAGATAGTAATAGTTCGACAAGAGGTTTCACTTGGGGACAAAGTGGAGTAACACCAATTGCCGCGTTAAACGTAGGAAATGGAAATATGCAAATCGCAGGTACATTCACATCAGGTGGAAGTATATTACCATTAAGTAATGGTACGTTAAACTTAGGTTCATCTGGAGCAAGATGGAACACATTATTTACATCGGATTTATCGTTATCAAACGGTATTGGTGATTACACAATTGTTGAGGGTGAGGATGATTTGTTCTTATATAATAATAAAAGAAATAAAGTATATAAATTTATGTTGCAAGAAGTAAAACCAGAAGATGCAACACCAAAGCGACCAGAATAATATTGATTAAATAAAAAATAATCATTATATTTTAACAAACCATAAACCAATGCCTTTAGATATTAATAGTAATATAATCAGTTCATCAGATATAACAAGTACTGGTATTTTTAAAACTAAAGTGCAGAGAGATGGGATGGTTTTACATTTAGATGCCGGTGATCTTGATTCATATCCAGGTAGTGGAACTGCGTGGAATGATTTAAGTGGTAATGGTTATAATTTTATTATAAACGCATCGGCTTACAATTCCTCTGGACCAAAATATATGGACTTTAATGGTTCATATGGTTGCGCAAAGAAAACAAGTTCAGATGTCCCTTTGTCTGGTAATGCAACATGTATTTGCTGGACTAGAGTTAAAAATAGTACTGCGGAATGGAGAACTTTATTACGAGGTTTAAGTTCAGGAGCAGACCACCAAGTGATTATTCAATCAGGTGCGTGGGCAATCGGTATGTACGATAACACAAATGGTACAGGTTTTAATAGTAACGGATTTAGCCAACAAAGTTTACCAGCATATGGCACATCTTCTTGGGATATGTTAGTTTGGAGATGGTACGATGCTGAAGTTCCTTATCATCTCTTTAGTTATAATGAAACTGCGGGGGTTATACGAGGATCAATTTCAAGCTCAAATGCAAGATTTAAACATGGTTTTTGTTCTGTTGGCGCATACAACAACGGAGACCAAAATAACCCAAATGCATCAAGTCAACCTTGGGGTGACATTGGAATGATATCACTATATGATAGAGTTTTACATCCTTACGAAATAAACGAATATTATCAAGCAACAAGAGCTAGATTTGGTAGATAAAATAATTTTATGGGTATAGATATTGGCGGAAACGTATTTGATGCAACTGATTTTAACCCAAGCGGTGAGGCGGCAAGCCCTGCGGTTGTGACCAGAGGATTGGTGTTATGGTTAGATAGTGGAAACAATGCATCATATATTAACACATCCAACTATTATGATTGTGGATATGGATGTCAATACTACTCATCAAATCCCGGCTGTACGAATTGTAACACTCAATGGAAAGATATGAGTGGTAATGGGTACGATGGAACATTCAACGGTGCTACGGCCATCTCATATAATGTTGGAGGTGGGTCAATTTATTTTAGTGGGTCTCCTGATTTTGTGAGTGCTGGTAATATAGGTTCATTCTCAACATTTACTGTTGAAATTTGGTTTAAATCAGATTCAGTTTCTAACTATAAAAATCCAATCGATTGTAATTTTTTAGTGTTTAATGGAGGGGCTAGTGGATATAGTAATATTGGACCAAGATTGGAACAAGATTCAAATGGAACACTAGGTTGGGTTGTTGGAGATGCTGCGGGAAACTATACTGGAGTTAATGTTGTACCATCAGGATTGAGTTCCTCTGGAATACATTGTGCCGTTATTACTAAAACAGGTGCAAGTAGTTTTTTAAGTTATTACAATGGGACTAATGCATCAAGTTTAACTTTTTCAAATTGGACGGGAACTATGGGTAACGTAAATATTGGCAGAGGATTTAGCACAAGTGCGGAAAGATGGTTTAATGGTGGTGTGTCAATCGTAAGAATATATAATAGAGCATTATCCGCATCCGAAATTTTACAAAATTATAATAATGGAAGAGCAAGGTTTGGAGTTTAAAATATTTAATTTATATGCCAGTACAGTTTAGAAGAACAAACATTTTAGATCCATACTCTTGGGCGGTAGGTTCAGGGGGTACTGGTGCTTTTGGTCAAAATGGTAGTACTGATGAAAACGAAAGAGTAATCGGCACAGACCCTTTTGGTAATAGTTCAGTTGTCTGGGAATCTAGACCAAACGGTTCCGCAGCTGATGATGGTGGTTGGGGCACAGGATTCTATGATGTGGATGAATATTCATTATATAGATGGTCAGTTTGGGTTAAAAGAACAACATCAAGTGCTGGAGGAACATCATATCTGGGACTTTACGGTAGTCCTAATGCTGTTATTAGAATAGATAACGGAGCACAAGAAGGTAACCCATATTTTGAATGTAGTGGTACTGGTGCGTATACTCAAAACGTTTGGTATCTACTTGTTGGACATTGTTTTCCATCTAATTACACTGGTGGTGCAACAACACACCCTGATTCTGGTAGATACATAACAAGTGGTAGAAATGGTAGTGTTAATTTTTGTAACATTGGCGGTGACGTAAAATGGTATCCGGGAACAACAGGTGGATATCATAGAGTATATCATTATTATTGTGGTGATAACACAACCAGATTACAATGGTTTGACCCAAGATTAGATAAATGTGATGGTTCAGAACCAACAATATCCGATTTATTAAACAACAGACAAGCAAAGTTAGAATCTACAACCGTGACAGTTGAAGGTGCCGCACTTAAACAACAAAAAGTAGTTGCAACAGGTGGTGTTATAACAACTGTTGGTGAGTATCGAGTTCATAGATTTAATAGTAGTGGAACATTTACCCTATCATCACTTAGATCGGGTTCAATAGAGGTTGAATATCTTATTGCTGCTGGTGGAGGTGGAGGTGGAACAAATATGGGTGGTGGCGGAGGTGGAGGAGGCGTTCTATTAGGAACAACAATTCTAACCCCAACTTCATATGTAATAACTGTTGGTGGAGGTGGCGCAGGTGCGCCCGCGGGAACCACAGGTGGACACCCAACCGTAACAGGTGCTAATGGTGGTAATTCTTCATTTAATGGTTTAACTGCTATAGGTGGTGGCTGGGGTGGCGTTTCATATAACACACAAGGATTAGGTATACATTTTGGTAATTCAGGTGGTTCAGGTGGTGGAGCTTCGGGTTATAATAATGATGGTGCAGCACCTGGAGCATATGGTTCAGGAGCGGGTACTTCAGGACAAGGATTTAGAGGTGGTTATCAAGGTAACTCATACTACTCAGGTGGTGGTGGAGGTGCAGGCGCCGCAGGTGCAGATGGAAACAATAGACCCGATGGTGGTGCCGGTAAATTAACGGGAATTTTAGGTAAACCATTTTATTTCGGAGGCGGTGGTGGTGGCGGAAGTTACTCACTATCTACAGGTGGTTATGGTGGTGTTGGCGGAGGTGGTGGTGGTGCGTTAGGTACCGCACTTGGTGGAAGAAATGGTTTAGCGTGGGGTTCTGATGGTGGTGGAGGCGCATGTTGTTCATGGGCTAACACACCTGGCGGAAATGGCGCAACAAACACTGGTGGTGGCGGCGGAGGTGGTGCTCACTATAATGCAACAAATAAGGGTGGAGATGGTGGAAGTGGAATAGTTATAATAAGATACAAATATAGATAATATGGCACATTTTGCACAAATAGATTCTAACAACGTAGTTGTTGATATTTTAGTTGTTCCCGATGAACAACAACATAGAGGAAATGATTATTTATCCAGTGATTTACAATTAGGTGGAACATGGATTCAAACATCATATAATGGTAATATAAGAAAAATGTATGCCGGAATTGGGTATTGGTATTTACCTGAATTAGACATTTTTTTACCACCCAAACCATTTGAATCGTGGTCTTTAGATACAGTTAATCAAATTTGGAAAGCACCAATTGAATGCCCTGAACAAGAAGAAGGTAAAGTTCATATTTGGGACGAAGAACCCCAACAATGGAGAACCGAAATTTTACCAATTGCAGATGTTAATAATTTACCAGAACAAGCATTACCTTAATTAGAAATTTAAAATGGGAGAAGTAACAAACATAGAAATTTATTTAGAAAACCAATGTTGGTACGTAAAATACTTACAAGATGGTGAAACAATTATAAGTAATCCATTTATGGAAGAACAACACGCAATTAATTATTGTGCTAGGTACTTACATCAAACAAATATAGATACATAAAATCTCGTACCACTTGTTAATTTAAAACTTTACATTTAATAGAAAAATATTTACATTTATTATCAAGTTTATATAAAATGAAACAAGAAACTAAAGGTAAATTTATTAAATCAGAAAAAACTTTGGTAGTTCTAGAAACTATCGGTGTAATAATGAGAATTATGGCATTCGGTATGTTATCCATATTAAACAAGGATACACCGTTTTTATTGATGTGGATATGGAATACTATCGATGCGTTAATATTAACTTATTGTGCCTGGGAAAGAAGCAACACACCATATATCATACTTAACATATTCTGGTTAATAGTTGGTGCTGTTGGGATTTATAACAGTATTTAAACTTTTCTCTTAATCTCAATTTTCATATTACCAGTACGATATTCACCCGGATCATATTGTGGTATACTTAATCTTAAACGATAAAGTGTCATAATATCTTCTGGTGTAAATTCACCTTCTTCATATACCATAACATCAACAGTTTCAGCGAACAAGAATTTACTTCTTAAATCATAATTAGTTGTCTTCTGTTGAACTTCAATATAATCTTCTGGTATCTCACCCAAATCAATTTTGTCGAAGAATGGCTCTATCTCAAATAAGCGATTTCTATTTCTAGTTGTTAACCCCATTGAGAATGTTTTAAATACAAAAACAGAATCTTCCCAATATCTAATTTCATTAAACATCGAAATAGGTAATCCCCATTTCCTCACAAAATTTCTATTAGAATTCATTTCGATTTGAATTCTATTGTGTTTAAATTCTTCGCTGAATCTAGATGTTTGACTAACAAAATGATAAACAACCGCTCTATTAGTCGTCTTTAAATCATAACCCTTTAGTTTGGTTCTGATAATAAAATCATCATCTTCACAAAACGCTGGGAAAAAACTAAATCCATCGAAGTGTCCAACATCCTCGAATAATTTTTTATATCCACTCATAAAGAATGTACCACCGCTAACAATCTTGCTCTCACGGTTTCTTTGTTCCAGATATTGATTAAATAAATCGTACCTAAAATCAAGAAATGATGAGCCGAGGTCCATGATTTCTTTCCCCGGCCTAATATGACCTTTAAATATCGGGGGCTCAACAGTCGTGTAACATAATAATGTCTTTTCATCTAAATCTTCTTCTAATGCTTCTAAAAAACCATTACCAATAACCATATCATTATGGATTAGAACCAATTTCTCGGTGTCTACCAGCTTGATTCCGGCGTTATATGTATCGGAGAATGGTAACTTATCATCGTCGTGAATAAATGACAAATTTTCATCCATTAACGACTCTAACCATTCTTTGGTACCATCATTAGAACCACCACTACTAATCACTAATGGTGTTGTTGGATACAACTCCCTTAAGTATTTATAACATTCTTTAGTTATAGATAGGTTATTGTAAACAGCTAATACGAAACTTATATTCATTTATGTAATCTTCAATATTTTTTTGTGGTTTCCACCCCAATAATTTTTTAGCTAACGAACTATCGCACAGTGTGTTTTGTGCTTCACCAGGTTTATCGTCCATGTATACTCTCTCACCGCCAAACATATCTGCAATTTGGTTAATGGAGTAATTTTTACCTCGACCAAGTTCAAAGGTATTCCCCCAAGATTCATTTTCTTTAATTTTAATTAAACCATCAACAATATCGTCAACGTGTGTAAAATCTCTTTTCTTTTTACCATTACCATAAATTGTTAATGGTTCATTCTTTTCTGTTAAGTTTTCCCATCTACCGATTAATGTTGTGTAACCACCAGTTTTAAGGTGATGTGGTCCGTATACATTATAAAACCTAGCTATGGATGATTTAAGATTATAATGTTCCTGATTCAATGCAATAATTTCTTCACCAATACTTTTACTAAAGGTATAAGGGTTTTTAAATTTACCACTATGGTGTGAACTACTACCTGCATAAATTAATGGTATATTATACTCACCACAAAAATGCGCTAATAGAAATGTAGCGGTAGCGTTATTGTTAAAATAAGTTACAGGTCTTTCAAATGATGGTTGAATTCTAGCGATAGCGGCTAAATGGTAAACAACATCTATTGTGTCACCAAAATACGCCTTACCGATGCTTTCTTTAATGTCATGTTCAATGTACTCAGCACCTTCAACATGATTTGATTTAACACCTGTTGTATAATTGTCGAATGATGTCACTGTGTGACCTTCAGCAATTAATCTTTTAATTAGATTAGTGCCAACAAAGCCGGCACCACCAGTTACAACTACATTCATTATTTTTTAGATTAAGTTAAAATTTTTTAAACCACTATTTTCGCTATCAATGTTTGAGTTTTGAGTGCCAGATATATAACCTCTTTCACCTTCAACACAAAATTCTGAAACTCTATAATATGGTGAACCCTGTAAAACTTTAATACGGTTTTTATTTATAAAATTCATTAATGGGTAAACAGTATTATTCCAGTCACTAACTTGATGTACATCCCTATTACCAAATTTCTCACCAACCCTTGTTAATTTTACCATAGATAAATCAAATTTACCACCAATTTTCTCTATCATAGATTTTTTAAAAAATTCACAAGAACCTCTTAACATACCAATTGGCGCACCCACACTGTTTGTCCATATTTCCCATTTGTCAAATAGTTCGTGTTCAATAACTTTTTTAAACCAATCATCTTTAAGGATCAAATTATCGTCATGTGTAAATAACATGAACTCATAATTTTGATAATCATATTCTTCTAACCATTGATTGGAACATCCCCAATCACCAACAGTGTTTGGATATTCTTTATAAGTCCAACCTAGATTTTCAATTTCTTCAATTGTTGCAATTTTAGAATATAGTTTTTCATCTAAATGTTTTCTATCACCTTTTAAAACCACATCTTTCTTTTCTATTTCAGAATATTGTGGATCTCTATGTGAAACACAAAACATATCCATTGACCAATCATCTGGAAGTATTTGTTTAGATATACTTTCATAAAAATGTAATGGGTAGTGCCACCCAGAACACACTACTGCAATTTTTTTCATAATAATATTTTTGAAACTGATGGAAAATTTTGATTCAAAACCTCGTAGTTTATTTTATTCTTGATTGAATTTATTGGTATTTTATTATACTTTTTCATCCATTCAATATTATCTCTTTCTATAGAACCACCTTCAAATATCATTGTTGCACCATTCTCAAGATTATTTTTAACCTTATTAAAAACATCTGTTATTGTGTTACCATCATTTGATATGTCTAAATGAAGTAAATCAAAATCTTCAACATCCCAGTCACTTATATTCATTTGTTTTAATTCAATAAAATCAAGTAATGAATACTTTTTAAGCGATTCCTTTGTTTTATCAATTGTTGAATGTTTATATGGATAGGCATCCCACAAATCATAACAGATTATTTTACCACCGTTATTAATTTCTTGTAACGCCATTCCCATACTAATTGCAGAATAACCATTTAACGTACCGAATTCAATTATTTTCTTTGGTTTTAATTCTAAAACTAAATTATATAATGTTTGTCCGATATCATGTTCACTATACGAACTTTCAACCTCAGGATTTTTATAAATCATACTACCAACCTTTTTTTATACAATCAACAATATATTCTCTTTCTTCTTTAGAAACCCACCAACCAACTGGTATTGATGACACTTTTTTAATTGTGTTATCTAAATTAGGTAATATATTTTTATATTCTCTAACACAAGAATGAACATCATTTCTTTCATGAACCTGAGATGTTGCGATACCCTTTTCAGACATATATCTTTGAAAATCATCTCTGTTGTCAACAAGAACACTATAAATCCAAAAAGAAGATTCTCTGTCTTTATGTCTTTCTAATAACTCAACACCACTAACATTTTTAAGTTCCTTATCGTAAAATTTAGCATTCTCCTTATGTTTAGATGTAATTTCGTCAACGTGTTTAAAATTCTCATTACCTATGGATGCATTTATGTCATTCATATGGAATTTAAAACCCCATTCAGATATGTCAGATTCACATCTAAAATCTTTTCTGTTCCCATCTCTATCAATACCATACCATCTTAATAACTTTGCTCTTTTGTAAAGATCATCATGTGGTAAAAATAATAAACCACCATCACCAGAAGTAATGTGCTTTATTGCTTGTAAACTAAAGGTACATATATTTCCGTGAGTACCTATAAATTTATTTTTATATTTACTACCCATAGCATGTGCACAGTCCTCAATAATTGCTGGCTTAAATCCATATAACCTATATGATTGTTCTTGTATGTCTTTTAATTTATCTAAATCAATAGGATAACCACCCCAATGCACAACAAAAATCGCTTTAGTTTTTGGTGTGATTTTTCTTGCTAAGTCATCTAAATCCATATTTAATGTCTTTGGATCGATGTCTACCCATTTAATATTGAAGCCATTTGCAATTATAGGCCAATTAGTTGCGGTGCACGTTAATGGTGTTGTCAATATTTCATCACCAGGTTCAATCCCAGGCCAACTTGATTCGTATTGTGCGTATCCATCAATGCCTTTTAAAAATTTATTGGGTTTTTTTAATAAGTGTAACGCTAAATGTTCAGCAGATGTTGCTGAATTTAGAGTTAATATTTTATCATGTCTAAAATATTGTTTTACATTTTCTTCAAAAGCATCAACAACTGGACCCTGACCGATAAAACCACTTTTTAGCACCTCGGCTACTTTATCAGTTACGGTATCTGACATAAAAACCTTAAATAACGGTATACTTTTTTTCATTTACTATTTTATTTATTACAATTTAATTATTTTTTTTTATATTATAAAGGGGTTTAAATGCACCCCCATTTAATACTTTAAATGTCTTCCTTGGTCGTCAAAGTAATCATTACCACTTTTCTGTCCTTCCATTGTGAAAAGATTGGCATATCCCTTTAATCGTTTTCTTTTTAGTTTATTACCCATCTTCCATAAGCAAAATGGTAAACTGATTTGATCCCTAGACGAGAATTTAGAAATCTGTTCCCACCACATTAGTTGAAATTCTTTTGTTGCGTTAGTTGTTTTAACTATAAATGTCGACATCTCGTACAACCCCAACTTCTCAGGTACCCCTAACGACTTATAATATCTAAATTGCAACTCAACTAACTCACGATAATCTAATTGCCACTGAGCAACAGCTTGCATTTCTTCATAGGTACACTTCCTATCTGGATGTTTAAATAAAAGAATATCATTGTCATCTCCGTACTCGTCAATTATAAGTTGTGGGTTCATCTTTAATTGATGATTACCATCTTCCCATATTATGTATTCATACTGTGGGAACATTATTGCTGATAATATTTTATACGTTTTAGCATTTCTTCTATTAATGTATTTGTCTAAGGATGAGAATTTTAAAACCGGTCTTTGTTCCCAAACTTTAACATCGTATTCTTTATCAACAAATGCTATGTAATCACAGTTATCAAAAACTTGAGGTGGATCTATTAGTTTATCCTTACCGTCTGTGATAGATGTTAAAACTAAAAATTTTTTCATATTGAATTATAGTACTTATTTTGTTTTTCTTGCTTTGAAATTGTTTTGTGATGTTGGATGCAATATACAGAATTTGTTGGTAATGTTGAAAAATTCTGTCCACCAATAATCTTCTCATGAACTCTGCCATACCAAGACATATGTTTTCTATAAACTCTGCCTTGCCAATCAGGAAAGTTAACATAGTTGTTTTCATCTAAGCGCCACCCCCATTGTTTAATATGTTCTTCAGTTAAACCTTGAACTGTATTAATTCTTGGTACAAATATAAGGTCAACCTTGGGATTCATTTCTAATATGGTACTAATATTTTTAACCATATATTCATCAATCATCTCATCTGCATCTAATTGAAACACATAGTCCCCAGTACAGTAATCATTTAATTTATTTTTCCAATCGGCAAAGTCATTATTCCAATCAATACTTCTCCAGGTTTGAACATTTGGTTTAATGTTAAATGGTAATAAGAAATCTAAAACTTCTTTGGAACCATTCTTCTCATCAAATAAAATCACAATCTCATCTTCAATTCTTTTATTCTCTAAAAGAAAAGGTACTAATCTTTTAATTTCATCTAACTCATTACAAACTGTTATGGCAAAACTTATTTTCAATTGATTTTTTCTAATTTAGGTAGAACTAATTTAGTCATTTTTGGTTGACTTACCAAATTTTCAACCATATTTTTTAACTTATTCTTCATCGCCTCAAAACTAAAATTGGTATGGTTTTGTTCTCTTAATTTTTCAGAACGTTCTGTGAAAGTGTCATAATCTTTGTGTACTATTTTAATCACTTGAGAAAACTCGTCATAATTTGCTGTGAACCACTTTGAATCCGCAAGGACGTAACTATCAACTGCACTTTGATGTACGGGTGTTAGTGAACCCCCGATTAAGATCGCTTTATCAATCGGTAGGAAATCTCTATGACCAGACCAATTAGATGCTATGATTGGCTTTCCCGTCATTGAGAACTCTAACAACGGTCTACCAAACCCTTCCCCTTTCGTTAACGATACCATTGATTTAACTTTTGGATGGTTATAAAGATTATTCATTTCATCGTCCGTAAGTTCGCCAAAAATTAAATAAACCGATGGTGGATTCTCAATACCAGCAACAACTCCCTCGATTTTCTTACGCATCTCTTCTCTAGCTTTAACTGAGAAATTTGTTGATGATGTTTTAAGAATTAGTGCTGGTTTATTTTCGTGTTCACCTTTAAATGTTTCACAAAAAACTTTTATCAACATCCCCACATCCTTTCTATCTTGACCTGTAGAACCTTTTAACCAATGCCCAACAAACAAGTAACAGAAATCTTCTTTTACATTGATTTTCAATGGTTTATTTAATTTTGTTAATGTGTTTTTATAAATCGAAGTATCAACACCCTCAAATAGCACCTCAATGTTTTTTGTGATTCTATGTTGTTTAACTAACTTACCAGTATTATTTTCGTTCTCGTTATAAACGGTTGAAACTAAAACCTCTTTAGAAAAATTAGAGGTTACAATAATTGAATCCATCCTATTGCAACCATCAATCCAATCTTTTGGTGCTATGGTTGTTTCAATACCCGCCGTAATTCCTATGTTGTATTTGCCGACTGGGTTGAATTCATTCGGAACTGTTACCTGAACATAAACATCTGGTGTTGCATTGGTTGAATTAATTATGTTATTCTCAATCCAAATATGGAATGGTTTGTTTTTGTTTAATGCGGTCATTGGCGTTACACCCCAAGCACAACTATCGATTTTAATATCAAATAAATCTAATTCGTACAATGCTTGTAAAATATCTCTTGAATGAGCACCATAACCACTCATGGTTTTTACCGGCCCTCTAAATAATAAAAATGGTTTACTCATATTACTTTATATAATTCAAATCTTTTTCTTGGTTTATATTTTTTTAATGTTGTTTCAATACCATCTATAATACCATCACACATTATTTTTGATGATAGGTTTTGTATCGCGAACTCACGACCCTCTAACCCAACTTCTTTTCTTTTTTCTTTACCCTGTTTGTATACCGTATAAATTGCTTCAGCAACATCATCATCATTCACTCTGTCGTCAAAAATATATGGCGTGAGCGGTGATCCGTTAAGGTTAATAGCCGCCGGCCAAACAGGAACAACCCAGCTACCTGGAACAGCATCCTTTGTTTTATGTAAGGTTTTTATATTGATGTAATCATCAGCGGTATAGTCAAAACCACATTGGTCTTGTAAACCACCGGTAACACTAACAATAATAGGTGTTCCAGCCATAATACTTTCTGCTGTTGCCAAACCAAAACCTTCATTATTTGCTATATTAATTGTACAATCAGATAAATTATATATTTGATTTAATGTGTCCTGTTCTATTTTTGTGTTAGTGAACCTAACATCATAGTTTGGACACAACGCATCAACCACTGCTAATAAATCGGTTCCATTGTTATCTACTGGTGTTGTATGCATTAATAGTAAACATTTATTAGCTTCCTCTTTCGTTAATTTATCACAAAAAGTATTAAATGAATATATGACATCAGATGGTTGCTTTCTTCTAATATTTCTATTATTAAAGAATAATATAAAATCATATTCCTTACCACCTAAAATTGTTTTAGTTAGTTGTTCATCAATTACATCCAACGGCTTAAATACGTTTGGGTTAATACCGTGTGGAACATATGATACTTGCCAATCTTCGAATTGTGATTGTGTTGCTTTAGTGTTGATAGCCCCAACTCGCTTAACAATACCGTATGTTTGTTTAGAAATGCAACCAATCCAGTCACAGCTTTCATACGAATCTTTATTATATTTAGGATCTGGTAAATCATCCCAAACATGGTAATATAAAATAGGGACCTGTTGTCTAATTTCATGCTCATTATCATATAACCATTGCCAGTAATGTGGATCGGTAAAATGTAGTATTGCATCTGGTTTTTCAAGTTCAATAATTCTTCTCAACATCGCAATATCACCGTAACCATTATATGTGTAAATTTTTGCACACGCATCTTCAATACCAGTTCTTTTCCTAATGTCATCATTTAAATCTATAATCTTACCATTTTCTGGATGTGATATAGCGGCTCCTAATTGTACCCAATCAAATTTATGAATGGTTCCTAATACAATCTCTTTTGACATTGTTGAAATCCCAGAGGTCATTCTAATGTCATCAGATAATAATAATATCTTCTTCTTCATTAATTAAAACTTTTTCTCTGACCCATGATTTATTTTATGTGAGTTTACTTTAACCCTAAAACTCTCATCACAATTGTATAAATCCATTGCTCTATTTACTAATTTCTGTAAGTTTATTGAACCGTCAATTACTTCAATCTTAAATTTTTTGTATAAGTCGTCAATGACGTGTACCGTAGTTAGTTTTGTTTTTGTTTTCATAATATATGTATATCAATATATATCCTTATGGCAAAAAAAAGGGGAGTTAACCCCTCTTAATTTCCTGATTTAGTTGCCATTTCTTTTAGCACAGCGCTAATTTTAATTACTTGATCTGAAGTTGTGTTTTCAGGTAGTGGCACCGAAGTTACTTGTGGTGTTTGTTGTGTTGTAACCGGGTTGTTCTTTTTTTTGCATCCGCAGGCCATATTTTTTGTGTTTTAAATAATTTTATTTATGTTCTATAATAACGATTTTTATTTTTATTTTAAATATTAAACTGGATTTTTTTTCGTACCTAGATATAGGTTTGCGTAGTCCCCAGGTTTCCACCCATCACAGGTACCGGCCGGAAATTCAAAAACCATATTACCTGACGCTGTGTAGTGCTGACAATCTTCATCAGAACATGGTTGACAATCATTAAACACCTTTGTTACCCTATCATTAGTAACAAAAACGATATCTAATGGTATCAAACAATCCTTCATCCAAAATGAATGAAAACCTTTTTTGAGTTTAAAACCCATACACCCATCCAAGGACTCCCTACCCATCATACCCTGTTGGATATCTTGAGAAAATTCAACCTGAAAGGTTTTACCGTTAACAGTTAATTCCATAACAATAAATATTAGGTATTTTTTTTGTTTTTTAAATAATTTCCCATATATTAGCCCCATGGTATCAATATTTGGAGGTTTATTAGAGTTAAAAGACGAAAACCAATTAACTGGTTTAGCTGATAATTTAGACACAAAAATGGCTGTTAAGCTGTTAGAATTTGCGTTGGAAAATTGTACAGATAAATTCACATTATTTGAGAACCATTTGATTTACAAGTGTTTAGAAACAATTAAATATGAAAATAAGACAAGTAACTTACGTAATGATGATCCTAACGGGGATTCTAATTGAGCGGTACGGAATTAAGGGCGCTGACCCAGATATAGTTAAATACTTTGGATATGGTGCCATATCTTTGGGTTCGTTTAACATTATATTAGATTATATTCGAAAACCTAAAAATAAATAACATGGACTTAACAGCGGAAATGGAGAATTACAACAAGGTTAAAGACATAGTACTGAACAAATTAGTAAGCGAAGGTTTACTAGACCAATCAGATTCGGAAGAATTTTCTGAAAGATGTCAGGTTTTAGCTTACAAAGGTAAATGGTTTAGTAAATGGTTTGATAAGAACGTAAAGTCAGAAAACTCGGATGCAAATCCTAATGGCTATTATATTCGTATAATCGAAATGAAAGAAAAAGAAGATGAAGTTGATAGGTTATTAAGAAGAACAACTGGCAATTATGACGAATAAAAAAGTATATCAAAAGGATTTTTTTATTTATAAAAAAAAGCATCACTGGTTTATTATACCAACAATTGTTTTTTTTTACAATAAAACAGAATTTCTTGAAACCGGAGTTACATCACCATCTTGGGGTTTAACTATAAGGTGGTTAACTTATATGATGGGGATTCAAATACAAGAAACATATGGACATGGAAAATAGAGATACAAGTGTATTAACATTTGGGGCAATTGTTTCCCTATTTGGTGTGTTAGTTTCGTTAATGTATTTTAACGATAAACCCACATCCGTTGTAACAACAAACATATGTAAGGAAGATTCGTTAATAAATTTAGTCAACGAATTACGAATGGATTTGAAAATGCAATCAGATGGGTTTGATTATAAAGAAAAAAGATATTCTGAAATTTTATTTGAATATGAATATGGGGTTGACCATTTAAAAAATTATCAACCACAGGCATATAGAGAGTTTCATAGAATTTTATCCCATAAAGAAAATTTCAGCAGACAAGACGAACAAGATAATATAAAAAGGTTAGAAACACCAAAATGGTAAACATGAATACATTGGATTCCAAATATCAAGACCTATTGCAGGACATTTTAGATAACGGAGTTGTTAAAACAGATAGAACTGGAACTGGTACGATATCGGTATTCGGTAGACAAATTAAACATAAAATGTCACAAGGGTTTCCATTACTTACAACCAAGAAAATAGCGTGGAAGACAATGGTAACGGAGTTGTTATGGTTCCTTAAAGGAGAAACCAACATTAAGTATCTTGTTGATAATGGGTGTTATATTTGGAATGGTGATGCTTATAAGAACTACACTAAAGAAGTAAATGTTCTTATTGATGGTTATATGTGCGGTGATATAATGGGGATGCAATCACATATTGAAGATATGTTTAGCAACCCTGATGATTTAACACCATTAACTCAAGAAGAATTTATTGAGTTAATAAAAACAAATGATGAGTTCGCAAAAACATGGGGTGATTTAGGACCAATCTACGGTAAACAATGGAGAAGGTGGAGAGAAGGTGAGTACACTACTCCCTTAGGGTTAGATGGCCCTTCAATATGGAAAGAAGGTATAGACCAAATTCAAAACTTAATCAATGAACTAAAAACAAATCCTGATAATAGAAGATTAATAGTATCTGCTTGGAATGTAGGTGAATTAGACCAAATGGTTTTACCACCTTGTCATTATGGATTTCAAGTATACACTAGAAAATTAACAGGTGAAGAGATGTGGGATTTATTAAAAAAGAAAGTTGGGGAAGATAAATTTAAATCTATGGTTGATGATGTTGTACCATTTGGTGGTGGGTTAAGTGAGGAATTAGAATCCCATAAGATACCTAAACGAGCAATATCATTAATGTGGAACCAACGTTCAGTCGATACATTCTTAGGTTTACCATTCAATATTGCATCATATGGTTTGTTATTAGAGATTCTTGCAAATGAAGTTAATATGACACCAGAAGACCTAATAGGTAACTTAGGAGATGTTCATTTGTATTCTAATCACATTGAACAAGCTAAAGAACAAATTGGTAGAGAACCATATAAGAATTTACCAACATTAAAGTTTAGTCCAATACAATTGGCACATTTTGAGCATCATATGGACACATTTGATACCTATATAAAAGAATCTCAGCCATATCAATTCATAATTGAGGGTTACGAATCACACCCGTCAATAAAAGCGCCATTAAGTAATTAACATGTTTATCCACATTACACCAGATGAACTAGAACCTGAATTTAGAGAATCCTGGAAATTAGGATTTATAAGTCAGCCATCAATTGATTATGCTGATAACGCAATATACGCAAACTTTGAGGGTAAACTAGTTACAATATTCAGGTTTAAACAATATGGTTGGATAAACGATAATAGGTCTAATACATATAAAGTGAGTGCAGGATCTGCCGGAATCACTATTAACATAGTAAAATCATGAAAGAAAAAATAAAAGAAATTATTATATTAATAATAGTACTGTTATTGTTAACAGTGTCAGCATTTAGTCAAAATCAGTTTGACGATTACGTTAACAATTTAAAAGAGAAACCAATTAAATTGACACCACTATCTTCATTTGTTATGAGTTGGTATGGTGTTAAATATAAGTTAGGTGGCAGCACTAAAAGTGGTATTGATTGTTCACAATTTACCAAGAAATTGTATTGGGAAGTATACGGTAGAAAACTAGGTAACAACTGTGCGGAACAATGGAAACAAACAAAGAGAATTGAAAAAGACAGTTTACTTGTCGGTGATATTATATTCTTTAGAAGTACCCAAAGTCCAAGTGGTTGGCATTGTGGATTGTATTTAGGTAACAGTACATTTGCTCACGCGGCAAATAGAAATGAAGGGGTCAAAATAAGTAGTTTATTCGAACCCCGTTACTTTAAATCATATAAAGGCGCTGGACGCCTTAATTAACGACCTTGTCCTTGATATCTTTTTGGTTTTTGAGCTTTTGGACCGTAACCTTTTTTAGCTTTACCTCTACGCTTTTTACCAAAACTAATCTTTATTGAATTGCTAGAAGAACCTTTTGCCTTTGCCATAATACATTTTTAAAAATAAATAGTTTTTTTTTCTTTTTTTTCATTAATTTTGTTTTAACATCATAAAACACAAATATGGAGGACGTATTAACACAAAGAATAAATTATGCGGAAATCATACCATATCGCAATTACTGTCGATTAGATGATAAAAAATTAGATAATTTGGGTGTTTTTAACAATTCGTTAGATTCCCTAGACGATGATGTTTTTGAATCAGCAATTAGTAAAGCAACTAAAATTATTAATGGGGGTGGTGATGATAGATGGAGTCATATTTTACCCAGTAAAACGGTTGGTCGAATTGTTGATTTACCTGAAAAAAGAGGTAAAAGAAAAGTCAATTTTTTCACTAGTAGTTTAGTTGGTTTAGAAGAAAGAATAGAAATAAACTACGCCGGGAAACTAGGGAATACATCTTTTTTTACAACAAAAAATAGGCACATTGTTGACCATTTTGCAAATTCTTTTTCAGAAATTGTAATCCATACGTTTGAACGTTCTATTAGATTACACGGCGAAAAAATTACTATAAAAATATATCATCAAATTAAAAGTCGGAGGTTTAACAACATCTACTTTAAGAAAAGTTTTTATGTTTACTCTATAACTTTTAATATTAGAACCGGAAATTTTACAACTTTGATAATGCAAAAAAGTGCAAAGATTAGTAGTAAACAATTTAGAACTAATTGTTTTTTTTCTTTACATTCAATTTTATCAAAAGATAATGGACTCATATCTAATCATAATAGCTATGACAAAATGATTGAACATAAAACAAAAACCGAAATTCTTCAAAAACTTGACAACAAAATATTTTGCCAAAAGATTAATGAGGTTCTTGACTTAGGTTCACCGAACCCCGAATCCTGGATAAAAAATAATGATGATTTAATTAAAAGGGTCATTGAAAAATTTGTGTTAGTTAAAAAAATAAAAGTACCAAACGATTATCAAAAACTTTTAATTTCTTCGTACCCGACCGAAAAGTATTTAAAAAAGAATGATAGAAAATTAGTGGCATCAGTCCTTGATTTATTTAAAATAAAATCAAAAATAACAATTAAAATTCTACATTTAAATCCCAATATTCGCGTTGATTTGTTAGCTAATTTATGTTTTCTATTTGGTAAAGATTTTTCAAAATACGTTGCAAACATAGTTGATGAATTTTTTATGGATTCAAATCTTCACAGGGTTAGAAATTTACACACACCCATTTCAAAAGTAAAACCTAGTACTCAATTTGATTATGGAGTGTTTAATCTTTTTGACATTGAAAAGGAAAACTTAGTTAAACTTTTAAACACTAAACCAGAAGATGATATATCTGATACTATCGATTTAATTAATGACCATTTTAATATGATTAAAAAGGTTAGAGATTATGTACCAGAGACATCTCTTAAAGCAAAAAATTGGAATGACTTTAGGGCTGAACACAGTGAGTTGACTAAAATAATTAGCACCATTAAAAAGGGTTGGGTTATAGAATATCTGTTCAACCCTAAAATGGTTAAAAAAGTTGAAGAAACAATAGTTTCAAGAATGTCTGAGGATAATTTTTATTTAATCGAACATTACCCACACATATTAAAACGTGAGGAAGAATATATCGAAGAGGGTAGTCATATGCATCATTGTGTTGCAACTTATGCTGATAAAAACAGATCAATAATAATTTCGTTAAGAAATAAAAATGGTACGGATAGGGTAACGTCTGAGTACGATACACAAACTGGCACTTGTTTACAATCAAGATATTATTGCAACGCAAAACCGCCTGAAGAATATCTAAATGCGTTAGAAATTCTATCAGAACGTGTTGAGACATTTGCTAGATTAGGGATGCTTCATTCAACCGATATAAAGAAAGTTCCAGTAATGATAAATGGTGTTGAGGTTACTAGTTTACCAATTCATACTGCTGGTGGTGGTGTTTTCCATATTAACGCGGATATGAGAATTCCTTTACCATTCTAAACCATTTATTTAATTAAATAAATTCCATATACTACACAAAAGACAAGTGTTGTATATGGAATTATTGCATCATTATTATCAAGAAAAAAGAGAAAAGGATCGAGGTCTGTTATCTAGTTGTGAATTAAAAGTAGCAGAAGATTTTGAATATCTGGTTTACGCATCAGAATATCATTGTGAATATGTAAGGGTAGGGAAAACCAATGCAATAAAATTTATTCACCATTTAACATTGAATAAACTGACGGGTGAGTTTACTGTTACATATCGTATTGATAATGAACACCGTAACACTAGCGTTTTAAAACGTGCTGGTAATTGGGTTAAGAAAAACAATTTTGAATATCTTAATGAATTAACTGAAAGAGGGTTTTATTTTGGTGAGAAGCGAATAAACTATTGGGGTGTCAAATATAAGAAAGCTACTTCAGAGATTTTAGATTTATTTTTAAAATCATTAAAAGCTAATATGTCAACATCATATAACCAGGATAAGGATTACGTTTCGAAACCCTATGTCAACGCACTATATGATTTGATAGTTGATTTCCATTTAAATAAGAAGGGAATAAAACAACATGATGACATTTATAATGACATTATTTACGACTATCCAAAACCTAAATGGTTGAAAAATAATGAATTTAAGTTTATCCCGGCTGTCTTGGATTCATATGGTATTAAATGTAAGTACCTTGTTGGTGAATTATCGTTTAGGGTAACTGAACAACCAATCATTATACGTTCATTAAACTTTCTTTGTAAACTGTTTGGCGAAAACTATCTAGAGTATATTAAACGTTTGAACTGGATGAAAATATGCTCAGAGAAGATAACAGTAAAGAAGGTTTACCCATGTAAAAACGATGCTGAGAAAGAAAGTTTATTAAACACATTAAATAACTGGGATGAATCGGAGATAATGTTAGATGGTAGATTAAAATCTATAAATGATTTGTTTACTATGAGGTCATTTATAGAAGAAAGGGGTTATGTTTTAAAGTACAAATCAAAATCAAGCAGAGACACCTCTAATCTTTTAGAAAAATGGGGATTACTAAAGAAACACTTAAAACTTGGATATAAGATTAGATATAATGTTCCGGATGATGTTATAATGGATCTTGAACAACCAATAAATTACAATGGTAATGTTTATAAACCAATGTTAATTTTGAGTGAGGATCAATTTAAAATTGAAGCGATGACGATGAAAAATTGTATGGCTGGTCAGTTTAATTTAGGGTTTCATTATCTATACATAGCAATGTCATGTGGAAGTAAAAGAGTTAATGTTCAATACCGAAAAGGTAAATTAGTCCAGGCAAGAGGTAAAACCAACATTGATTTACCATCCGAATTTGAAAGGCCGGTGGAGATTTTAAGTAATAGAGTGGTAAAATACGCTGATTTAAGTTGGAAAAGGGAAAAATACGATATCATCAATGGTATAAAAATTTAATATGTTAATAATTTTTTCTTAATATTTTTGTTTTTAATCATTGTTTCGTATATTAGTACCCAGAAACCAATCAAACATATGGACGCACGAACAAAATTAGAAGAAAAGTACAAAAATTATGAAAGAGTTAACACTTTTCGAGGGTGGATTAAACACTTTTACTTAGTTTTGCTATCATTATTCATTACAAAAAAATATTATAAATAATGCAACAGAAAGAATCAAAAACAAACACACATTTTTGGATAAGTTTATTCAAAAGTGGATTAAGATTTGGAGCATGTTATTTCTTATTTAACGAACAGTTTGGTAATGCCGCAATATTTTTCGGATTAGCCGAAGTGTTGGGCATTGCTGAAGAAATCTTTTAATTATGAATTACTTTTTAACACGAGCATTCGTACAAAAACTTAAATATGAACACAACTACAAGACCAACAAACAACCTAAACGCGACAACGTTTCAAGAGTTGAACTTCCAAGCACACCCAGCGGGAATCGGAAAACAATGTATAGTACAATTCTCAAATGGTTATGGGGCTAGTATTGTACAAGGGCCACACACATATGGTGGATCATCTGGGCTTTACGAGTTAGCTGTATTTGGTAAAAATGGTGAGATTAGTTATGAAACACCAATTACCAATGATGTGCTCGGTTACCTTTCAGAACAAGAAGTTGAAAAAACATTATCTGATATAAAAAATCTAGATTAAAATGACAACTGAAACTAAATTAAGAGGTGGCATCGCTTTATCCTTATTATGTTTAATCATGATGACATTTGAATATTTTGAGAAAGATAGGGTTTATCAAGAACTTAAAGTATCGTCGTCAACACAAATTGATAGTTTACGAGATGAATTAAATGTTCAACACATGATTAATGGAGAACTTTCATATAATTGGGAAATATTACGCGAAATAAATCCGATTCTTGCGGATAGTATTGATAATCAAACAGAATAATATGGATACAGATTTTCACATTGGTAATGGAAATTACATAAACCTACAAACAAGTAGTTTAGTTAAATTACAGGAGCAGTTTATAATATACACTGAAGATGGTCCAGTAAAATTAAATGTTGATGTTGTTGCAGATTTTGCAAGCATAGACAAAAAATACCATGAAATATTTTTTAATGTCCTATCTTCTAAATATCTAAATAAGGTTGCCTTTGGGGATAATCCATTCTCTGAATGTAAACCAATTGTTAAAAGAAAATGGTGGGAGTTTTGGAAATCAAAATACATTCAATTATGACAACCGAACAAATTATTGGAACACTTCTTATTATTTTTGGATTTTGGTTTGCCTATGAAATTTATCGGGCACCAATGGTTGACGAAAATAACAGAATAACTAAACCAGGTAAAAAACTCAGTGACTTATGGCGAAAGCGACGTTAGAATATGATTTAAATGAACCAGATGATGTGTTAGCACATCTAAGAGCGGTCAAATCTTTAGATTTGGCATTGGCTTTATGGGATATTGTACATAACACAAAAAAAGGGTTAGAATGGTCAATGGAAGGTAAAGAAATTGACAAATATGACGCCCTAGAATTGGTTTATGAGAAGATACACGAAATATTAGATAACCATAACATCAATACGGACGAACTAATTAACTGATATTTATCATATAAACAAATACTATGGCATACGGAGATAAGGTAATAGACCATTTCAATAACCCACGAAATGTAGGAACTTTGGATAAAAGTAAATCCAATGTAGGTACGGGATTGGTTGGTGCACCTGAATGTGGTGATGTCATGAGATTACAAATAGAAGTGATTGACAACATCATTGTTGATGCAAAATTTAAAACCTTCGGATGTGGTTCAGCAATCGCCTCTTCTTCAGTAGCCACTGAATGGTTGAAAGGAAAGAGTATCGATGATGCGTTGACGATTGATAACATGGATTTAGTGGAGGAACTATCGTTACCTCCAGTTAAGATACATTGTTCGGTATTAGCTGAAGATGCTATTAAATCCGCAATAAATGACTATAGAAAGAAGCAAGGATTACAAGAAATTAAATTCGAGGATATCTTTAATGACGAAAAAAGAGAAAGTGTTAAACAGTTTATTTTAGAAAACAAACAAAAAAATAAGTTATGAGTTTTATCATTGGTAGGGCTTGTGTTGATTGTATGGATACTGCATGTGCAAATGTGTGTCCTGTTGATTGTATTCACGGACCAATTGATATAGAGGGTTCAGGTTCGGAAGTTGGGAAACAAGGTAAAGATGCGTTCCCTGGTGGACAACTTTACATAAATCCAGATATATGTATCAATTGTGGTGCATGTGTACCTGAATGTCCCGTTAGTGCTATTTATGAGGACGAAGATTTAGCAATAAAAGCAGGTGATGAAGAGTATGTTCATAAGAACTACGAATTCTTTGGTTTAAAATATAATTAAGATGGTTACAGTATCGGATAAAGCACTTGAACACGTTGTTGAATTAATGATGCAACAGGGAATGACACCAGACACCCATTTTCTTCGTGTTGGCGTTAAAGGAGGTGGTTGTAGTGGATTATCATATGCGATGGATTTTGATGACACAATCACAGACATGGATGAAGTCGTTGATTTAAACGCGTTGAAGGTGATTATAGATAAAAAATCGGTTTTATATCTCTACGGTACTGAATTAGATTATTCCGATGGATTAAACGGAAAAGGTTTTAATTGGATTAACCCACAGGCAAGTCGAACTTGTGGATGTGGAGAAAGTTTCGCTCTTTAATTTTTTTTAACAATAAAACATATCACTATGCTGGATCTTACACCAGATGACATCGAAATCAACCCTAAAGAAAGTAATGACACTAAAAAACCCAAACCTCAAGACGTAACATTTTGGGAAAGTTTAGATTATCTAAAAAAGTGTAGAGATATGTTATCTATACACGAGGAGAATTACATTAACAACATGGCTTACAAATATAAACACTTAAGATAATGAAGGTATTAGAATTATTTGCTGGTAGTAGATCAATAGGTAAAGCTGCCGAAGAAATTGGTATGGAAGTATTTTCATGTGATCTAATTGATTTTGGTGGTATAAACTATGTCGCAGATATCAGAGAGTTTGATTACTCTAAAATACCATTTGTGCCAGATGTTATCTGGGCGTCACCACCTTGTACTGGATTTAGTGTTGCAGCTATTGGTCGTAATTGGAATCACGATAAGACACCCAAGACGGACACCGCTAGATTAGGTATTGAATTGGTAAAAAAAACCATTGAGATTATAAATCATTATAACCCCAAACATTTCTTTATTGAAAACCCAAGAGGTATGTTAAGAAAGATGCCGATTATGGAGCAATTCAAAAGACATACTGTCACTTATTGTCAGTATGGTGATGACAGAATGAAACCAACAGACATCTGGACTAATAGCGATATATGGGCACCAAAACCAGCGTGTAAAAATGGTGACCCTTGTCACGTTGCAGCACCTAGGGGATCTGTCACAGGAACCCAGGGTTTAAAGGGTGCATATGAAAGAAGTAAAATTCCTCACGAACTTTGTTCAGAAGTTTTAAAAAGTTGTCTCGTATATGAAAATCAAACATCCGTTAGTTAAAGGTAGGGTTGTTGAAATAAAACCAAGAATATATTGTGTTGAAGTAGATGACAATTATGATAGAGCAATGTTGTTCTGTCGTTATCAAGAGTTCTACGAATCACCATATAAAGAATTCAGAGGTAAACCATTCACGTGGATGGAGTATATGCGTTTTTATAAAAATGCGTGGAAGAAAAATGTGTTTACATATCCACATGATTGGGTAGGTTACAACATACCCAGTAATATTGTTGAAAAAGCTAACAACGTTTTTTACAAAGAAACTGAATACGATGGAATAATGAACGACATTTATTTTCATTGTACTATAGATTCACAGAATAAAAACGATGGAACTATGTGTGATTGGTATTTGATTGGTGCAAGTAGTAAGGATGTAAGAACCCTAGACCACGAAATTGCTCATGGTTTATACTTCACAAATAAAGAATATAAGAAGTCGGTTGATAAACTTATTAAAACAATTAAATCCAAAAATTACGATTCATTAAGAAAGAAATTAATGAAAATGGGTTATGCTGATGATAAGAAAATCATCGATGATGAAATTCAAGCATTCATGTCCACTGGATTGTATAATACACTAGATAAAAAATGCTTTCAACAGTACGAAAAGGTGTTTATGAAGAATTTTAAATTATTTAATAAATCTTAAAAAAATACTATTTTCTTGATATATATGTATTAGAAAAAACATATCAATGCAAGAAGAGTTCGTTCCTTATCATCAGCACCTGTTACTTAAATGCTGGATAACAAACCCACCAAAAGAGGTTGAGGTTCTTAATAAATGGTTTATCGATTTAGTACACAAAGTCGGTATGGTTGTTGTCGGTGGACCAACTAGTGTTTATGTGGATTATCCTGGAAATGAAGGTTTGACTGGAACAGTTACATTAGCAACATCACATTCATCTATTCACATATGGGACCACTATGAATTACCAATGGCTCAGTTCGACATTTACAGTTGCAAGTGTTTCACGTTAGAAGATGTTTTAAACCAATTTAAACCATGGGGTATTGTTAAAGCTGAATGGGTTATGATTGATAGAAACACAAAGCCAACAATAACCCACGAAGGTGTTTGGGTGTGCGGGCCATCCGATTTATAGATTTATATTGTCTGGTATTTTACGTATCTTTGACATATTAACAAATAAAAATATGAAAGTTATATTTCTGGATCACGATGGTGTGATTTGTTTATCGACCGAATGGGGTGGTAGACACAAGAAACAAAAAAAGGTTGGTAGGAAACTAACCCAATCGGTGGAGTCGTTACCTGTCGATGCACGCTTTGATAACTTTAATAAAAAAGCTATTGATGTATTAAATGAAATATTGGAAGAAACTAGCGCTGAAATTGTTATCTCATCTGATTGGAAAAGATGGGCCACTGTTGAGGAGATGGGTGAATATTATGAGTCACAGGGAATCAAAAAGAAACCTATAGCGTTCACTAAGAATTTAGCTGAATGCGATGTTCCTCAAAACTTCATATGGTCCCGTCAATGGGACCTAGAACAGTCAAGATCCTTAGAGATTAACCAGTACCTACAAGACCATAAAGAAATCACACATTGGGTTGCTGTGGATGACCTGAATATGGGTATCCCACAAACACACGATACTTGGGGAGATATGGTTATGGACTGGGGATTAACTAACTTCGTGTTAACACCAAAAAGTATTGAAGGAATTAAACAAACAGGAATTAAAGATAAAATTTTAAACTTTTTAAACAATTAAATTATATGGAATATATTCTACCATTTGCTATTATGTTTATCATCGTCGGGTTCATCTCTTGGAGATGGGTTGTCGGTATTGACTATATGAAAGAAAACCATCCCGATTATAAGGGAGAAGATTTTTTAAATTGGGGTGATGACGATAATGACAAGAATCAAATCATGTAATTAAATCAATTTCTTTTTCTAGATATTCTTTTAGAACACTATTACCATATGGCGATAAGTGTTGATCGTTTATATCGGAGCCATCACAAATCCTTAATTTCTTTTCTTCAGCAATTCTACCAAATAAAAATTGTCTAGGTTCAAATTCGATAAAATTAAGTTCTTTTAATTTATCATATAGAATATTATCTTTTCTTTTTATCAGTGTTTCCTCAACACATAATGAATCCCAAAGATAGTTTATATATTTATATCCTTTCTTCTCAATATAAGCGTTAAAAATTTCAACATCCTTCATAAATTTTTTAAGATACACTTCTTCATCATATATGTTCATTATGTAATATTGATAAAACCCTCCCAATGTTTTATCTGTAAATTCCAATCCAAATTCACAGTATTCATTAGGTGGTGAATGGAAGTTACCATCAAATCTCAATTTATTTTCACCAATTGGTAAATATAAACGTGAAATATAAGAATATTGGATAACCAATACTGTATCTTTTACTTCTGTATGGAATGGTTTATCCGAATCACATATAAAATCATAAACATCTTCCATAATTTTATATGGTCCAGCACCACTATGTCCGGCTAAATGGTTTTTTGTTTTTGTAAATGAACTAAAGAAACCACTCCTAGCTGTGTGGGAATCTCCAAAAAAAACTAGATTTTTCATATAACATATATATCTTTGGTCATATTTATATACTATGAGAGTAATAATATCAGAAAACCAATTAAAAAAGGTCCTTAAATCATCTTTAAACGAGAATGATGGTAAGGAAATTTTGGATAAAATACTATCTTGGACCAAAGATAAGATAAATCAAGTAGAAAAACTATTTGATGACCCTAAAAAAGCGGATAAATTAGATGTTGATGTTGATAGTTATTACAACAAATTGGAAGCAATTAGTGGACCAATCGACCAGCAACAACGCGGTGGTTTTAAGTTTCAAGAAAGTGTTGAAGCGGTTCAAATAGGTTTAATTTTATTAGATTATAAATTACCTAGATTTGGTGTGGATGGTTTATTTGGACCAGAAACAGCAGAAGCGGTAAATAAATTCAAAGAAGATAATAATATAGCGGACATTTCATTGAACGAAGGGTTCATTAACGCTGGGTCAACAAACTATTCAAACTTAAAATTCTCATCAAAATCTAGTGGCGACAATCTTAGTCAAGCATTATTAGATGATATTCAAACTGCAGCATCAAGTGTTAATGTGGTTGCAAAGGTAACAACAGCAAATACTGGTCACAGTTATTTAACAACAACCGGAAATGTGAGTAGACACACCAAAAACATTGCGGTAGATATTGGTTATTTAAATGGTAAAGTTTGTAGTGCTAAGGGACCAGAATATGATTGTGGTTCATTTAAAACCGACGGTGACAAATTAAAAGACGCTTTGGTTTCTATGGGCTACGTTTGGAACAAAGAAAAAGGTAATCAAAAAGCCGTATTGTGGCAGACATATATTGGTGGTAATCACTATAACCATTTACACGTTTCTAACAACGGCGAAGCTAGCGATGGACCTGTAGATGTTGCATCTGCTGCTGTTGGAGGTGCCGCTGTTGCAATAATTACTGTTGATATGGTTAAGACCATGATTAGTAAATTACAAGCCGGGAATTTGGTTACAAGAGAAACATTAAAAACACATGTTGACCCTGCAAAAGTAACTGGTGGCAATGAAGTTTTCACCGACTTAGATTTAACAACACCAGAAGGTTATAGTGCTTATAGAAAAATATGCGATAACTATATTGCAACAAGAAACCCATCAGGACCAATCACTGGAACAATGATGGCTGACGGTGCAAAAATGGCTATGGAGAAATATAGAAAGTATGTTCCACCAGAATTAGCGTTAGCTCAAATTACTGTTGAAGGTGGGTTAGCTACCGATTATACTAACAAACCACATAGAACCAAGAATCCGTTTAACGTTGGTCAAAACAAAACAATCAGTAATCCACAACCAACTTACCAAGCAGGTATTGATATCTACTATTCATTAATTGCTAGAAGATACATGACGAATGGTAAAACTGCTAGTAATTTGATTATGGACTTTAAAAACGATGAAGGATCTGCATATGCGGACGCCGGCTACGAAAGAGCACTTACAAGTTTAATCGCTAGCATAAGAAAGAAAAATGAATCAATTTACAAAGAATTAGCCGTATAATGAGATTAATACTATCAGAACAACAATATCAAAGGTTAATCCTTGAAGCCGACAAAAGAAGTGTCATAATGAGTTCACTTGGTTTTAACCAGGCATGGGCAGATGCATTTCACCGTATAAGTGACAAGGTATCTGTTTGGATTGCTGACGCATATCTAAAAGAAATGTTACAACAAGTTCCAAAACTATCTGAGATGGATGATGCTGAACATAGAACAATGGTTATTGGAAGGATAAACGAACATTCACCACAAAACGAGAGATTTTGGTCAGAGATGATGCCAAATTTCAGATATATAATGGACTGGTTAAGAGGTACTAATGGCACTGTTAATTTAAGAAACTACAACTACCGTAATGCTTTAGAAGGTGCAACTGATTGGCACAATAGTTTAAGCGTGGAAGTTCAAATTAATTTCAACGAAACCAATGAAATATTTATTGACTATAGAGATAGTAGAGGTATTGGTTTTTATTGGGCTAACTTAGGAACTAGAGAATGTTCAGATGAAAAAGCTAGAATGGCTCATTGTGGTAGAGCTTCTCACGGTGTTTTATTATCATTGAGAGAGATTACGTCAAATGGTAATGGTGAATCACATGTGACCATAGATTATGATCAAGGTATTTTATATGATTTTCATGGGAGAGCTAATAGTAAACCATCATCAAGATACCATAGATACATTGTTGATTTCTTAAAGAACACAATATATCCAGTTAACAAATTAAGTTCTAGTGGTGTTCATAGATACCAAGATAACTTCCATTTAGCAGATTTAACTGACGAACAAAGAAGAGATGTTTATGCTAGTAACCCATCATTGAAATATGATATTGAAAATGAAAACACTTGGCCGGAGATTATTGCAGCCATTCGTTCTGGTGAATTAAATATAAACAACTACACATTCCTTATCGCGTTAGCTTTAATGCGTTTATCTGAATATGACCCAGAATTTATTGCAAAATATGATGTAGAAATGCAAACATTATTTAATGCATTTGATACTAGTGAAAACGTGTTACCAACTGAGGAGGCAAAGAAAATATTTATGAAGATATATGGTGAGCGTCTTATTAATTATATGAACACCGATGAAGGTTTTGAAGAATTAATACCTACCACTAGTAAGTTTAAAGGTATTCTTAGAAGAATTAGTATGGAGTTCATTAACGTTTACCAACAGTTCTGCCCATTAATTGATAAAGGTTTTAGAAAGTGGGAAAGCGAGTTAGCTGATTTATTATCCACACCTAGATTAAGAAAGAAAATATTAAGATGTACCAATGTTGTTGATTTTTTAAATCAATACTCTGACTTCTCAACATTTGATAGTGAAGGTAATGCTTTAGTTAGAATTGACGATGAAAGTGGTGAATGGGGAATGGTTAACAGCCAAAACGAATTCATTGTTGAACCAGATTACATTGCATTAAACTATAGTCCAATGGATAGAGATAAATTAATATTAATTGGTAAAAAACGTGACGGGTCTTTCTGGAAGATTAACTTAAGAACAAATGAAATAAAGCAATTAGCTGCTCGTTCTTAATAACTTAATCGTCCCTTAACTGGGGCTGAAACGTGCCCATCAGAAAGTACTAACATACCATCTTGATATGGTAATGTTTCGTTAGTGCCGGCAATAAACCAATCACCTTTTTTCTGGAAGATGTAAACATTACGACAACCTAAAAATTGATTTAATCTGTCTTTAGTTGTCCTTGTTTCCCAACCACCAGTGCTAACAGTTAAAACACCAGTTGGGTCCATCTTAACAATATATGTTCTGTGGTATTTTATACCGATTGTAAACTCATCAATTTGTTCAACAAAAGTATTGTGTCCAATTTTCTTGGACGATTTTCCGCCTAGATATTCAACTAAATCGTTGAAATCGGTATAATGACATGCTAATTTAGCTTCATTTAAATGAATTTTACCCACCAAATTCATTACTTGCTCTTCTGTTAAAATGATTTTTTTGCCCATAATAATATAAATATCACAACATTTTTGTTTTTTAAAGTATTTTCCTATATATTAGTCAAATGATAGAAAAAATAGACAAAATATATGTTTATTTGGATGATATTCGAACACCTACATCCAATAATTGGATTGTTGTAAGAAATTACAAGGAATTTGTTGATATCATTAATGAACATGGATTGGATAACATTGAAGTTATCTCATTGGATCATGATCTTGGTGAGACGGCTATGATTGAATATTACAACAATGTAAAAAAGAATTATGTTTTAGAGTATAGTAATATTGAGGAGAAAACCGGATATGATGCTTGCAAATACCTTGTGAGTAAAAGTATGGAAACGGGAATACCACTTCCTCAAATATATGTTCACTCCGCAAATCCAATCGGTAGCGCTAATATGATGGGGTATATTAACAATTACTTTAAGAATTGCAGAACCCCTCAAACATGTATACAAGCAAGTACGCCACACACAGTTGATGAATCCTTATACTTATCCCCTGAAGCTAGAAAAGCAAAATGGGATAGAACCAAAACAGAAGAATAATGACACATGGATCGTTTTTTAGTGGTATAGGTGGCTTTGATTTAGCCGCTGAATGGGTTGGGTGGGAAAATAAATTTCATTGCGAAATTGAGCCCTTCTGTCAAAAAGTTTTAAATCATTATTGGCCGGATGCGGAATTATTTGAAAACATAAAAACAGCAAATTTTGAAAAATATAGAAATAAAGTCCGAGTTATTAGTGGAGGATTCCCATGTCAACCATATTCAATCGCGGGTAAGCGACTTGGTAAGGAAGACGATCGTCACCTCTGGCCTTTCATGCTTGAAGGTATTAGACAAATCAACCCAGATTACGTCGTGGGCGAAAATGTTTTTGGCCTCACTAGTTGGAATGAAGGATTGGTCCTCGAAGAGGTGTGTCTTGACCTGGAAAACGAAGGTTACCAAGTACAACCGATTATTGTTCCAGCTGCAGGTGTCGGTGCTCCGCACAAAAGAGATAGAATCTGGATCGTGGCTTCTAAAAACACCAACAAAAATGGATGGGGAAGTTTCAAGCGGAAAATCCAATCCAGTTTCGGGGAACAGTGGGACCTTAGCACAGGAGATTATGAGTGGTTATCAACCGACGATGAAGAAGTTGGGGCTACTACCGACGCCAACAACACAGGAGATAGAACATCCGAACGCAATATTATCACCAACGGGTCGCAGAGTAGCGCGCAATGGGGAAACTCACAGCTTGAATCTGGCGGACATGGCGATAAGAGGAATGTTACCGACAGTAATGGCGAGAGATTTCAGGGGAGCGAGATCATTGGAAGCGTTGGAGAAATCGGGCAGAGGGAAAAACAATTCCCTCCCAGATTATTACGCACAAACTGGGAAGAGTTCCCAACTCAATCCCCGATTTGTACTGGAGATGATGGGCTTCCCAGCGAATTGGACGGAATTGCCGTTTCAAAATGGAAAAAACAAACAATAATGGCATCTGGTAATGCTATTGTTCCTAACATCGCATACAATATATTTCAAGTAATTCAACAAATGGATAAATTAACAGTATGAAAAAAATCATTGGCTTGTTTCTCATAACACTATTCTTTTCTTCTTGTAATCCCCGTTTGTATATTATTGGTAGTGGTATGAGATATCACAATCTTTCACAAAACAAATATCAACCCAGTAAACATAGAAAGAAAGTAAATGTTGGCTCAAGTCGATATTCACCAGTATGGTTTATACTAAGAAAATTTTAAAATAAAAAAATATGATTTACGTATCAATAGACATCGAGACATCAGGTCTTGACCACGAGAAACACAAAGTACTATCTATCGGTGCAATCATCGAAGATACTGAAAAGAAATTACCATTCGATGAGTGTCCCAAGTTCAACGCCATTGTTCTTCAAAATGATATTGTTGGTTCACCTAGAGCGTTGGATATGAACGCTGAAATCATTCACTATATGAGTGAGTATATGGAAGCAAACAAACACACTGAACTGCAAGCTGAATACAGAAGATTATCTGGGTATGAATTTTATAAGGAAGATGAAGTGGTTGCGGAATTTTATCGTTTCCTTTTTGGAAATGGATTTGGGTATGAATTAGGACCTGGTGATTTTGTTAACACCATTTATGGTGTTGATTATCCTGCGATAGGTGGTAAAACAAAACCAATTACATTAAATGTTGCGGGTAAGAACTTTGGAACCTTTGATAAATTATTCTTACAAGAACTTCCTTGGTGGCAGAAGTTAATTCGTACTCGTCAAAGAGTATTAGACCCAGCAATTTTAATGGTTGATTGGAAGAATGATACGTCATTACCAAACTTAATGACTTGTAAAGAACGTGCTGATATTCAAGGCATTGTGACACATAATGCATTGGAAGATGCTTGGGATGTTATTGAGGTTCTAAGAAAATTTTATTAATAATAATATTTTTTTTGTTTTTAATAAAAAAATAATAATTTTACACCATAAACAAATTTAATTATGCAACAAGTAACATTAAACAAAAACAGTTGGCACTACAAGTATTATTCTACAGTCGTAGGTGATTACGCACCAAAATCTTTATGTCCATATTTCTGGACTATGGTTATTTTAATCATATTATCTCCACTTTTTCTTATTGTAATAGGGTCAATAAAATTTATGGATAAACTCATTAATTTTTTTGATAAAATAACAATCATTAAAAGTAAAAAAGAAGTAAGAGAGGTTAAAATAAAAACCGAACAAGAGTGGGATGTGTGGTTTGATGAACAAGAAAAAATAGCATTAGCAAAGAGAAAAAGATGGGATAATATATCACATAAATTTTCGTTAGTATTTGGATGGGTTATAGTTCCATTAATATTTGCCTGTGCGATTTGGCAGGGTTACAATTTAATTGTAAAGCACGGTATAGTACCAATTATAGTTGTTCTTTTAATTATATTAGTATTTGTTGGCGTTATATGGGGGTTCATCTGGGTTGCAAATACATATGCGAACAAAACTGGTAAACATTTAATGACATTTTTTAAGTTTATAAATCCACTCAGATTTAAATTCGTACAAATCATTGGTGAAATGATTAAAGCGTGGTATACTAAAGCGTGCCCATTAATTACTTGGGAAGGTAAAAGTCAGGACGAATTAAATTTTATTGGCAATGACTAAATTTTTTGAATACAAAGAAGTTAAGCACGTTGATTATATCAAGATTGACGAGATGAATTTATTGGGTCGAGAAGGATGGGAACTTATTTTATGTGATGCTGGTTCGTATATCTTTAAAAGAGAAATCACAGACACACTAAAAAATGATCCATGGGGTGATATTGGTATAGAAAAAAATAAACCATTTCAATATGAATAAGCGAAACTACGATGGTGTTGATTGTGCCTGTGGATTTTTTACAATGTCCGCAATTATTTTAACAATCATAAAAATGAATTTCTATGATGAGTTATCTTGGTGGACTGTTACACTACCAATCTGGGGACCAACTGTTTTAGTTAGTTCAGTTGTTCTTTATTTTTATTGTTTAACAAAACTAAGTGATTTAGCTAAAAGGGAATATAAGATAAAAAACAATGGGAATTAATTACTATCGCATACCAACACACGAGGAGATGGAAGCTCGTAAACAAACCTTAATTGGTTTTATAACTAATCTTGAACTATCTCCCGAGAATATTGAAGGTGGGTTTAAATTAATCAGTCCAAGAAAAGAATGGGAATGGTTTTCACCCTGGGATATGTTTTTAGAAGATACCAATATACATCTAGGTAAGAGAAGTGCTGGTTGGAAATTCTGTTGGAATTTTCATAAAGATAAACACTATCATGATAAAGAAAGTTTATTGGAGTTCATTCGTTCTGGTAGAGTTGTTGATGAATATGGTGAAGAACAAAATGTTGAGGAGTTCATTACGATGGCACTTGAATGGGGTCAACCAGATGGTTGGGTTGTAAATGAAATTTATCGTTTAAAAGAAAGGGCTAAAGGTCATGGTTCTTATTGGACCGATAATGAGAAATATGATGATTTAATGATTGATGGGTTAAGAGTTTCATCAGCAACAGATTTTTGTTAAAAATATTTTTTTTGATTAATGATAAAGATAGATAAAGATATAAAAGTTTGGATAACATCCGACACGCATTATTCACACAAGAATATTTGTAGAGGAACAACTAACTGGAGATTACCTGATGGTTCAAAACCAGAAGAACAAACACGCCCATTTGAGACCATTGATAAAATGAATGCAGCAATCGTCAACAACATTAATAGTGTTGTTGGTCAAGACGATGTGCTAATACATTTAGGTGATTGGTCCTTTGGTGGGTTTGAAAACATCGAGGAATTCTATCATAGATTAATCTGTAAGAATATTCATTTAATATTGGGTAACCACGACCATCACATCGATAGAAATAGGTCCGATATAAAGAAATTATTTACTAGTGTTAGTTGGTTCGAGCAATTCGAATACCAAGGTGAAACACTTGAGTGTATGCATTATCCAATTAGTTCTTGGAACGCGCTTAGAAAGGGTAGAATACACCTTCACGGTCATTGTCATCTACCTAACCATCTAAAGATAAGTAATGGTAGGAGAATGGACGTTGGTTTAGATGGTCATCTAGAGTTCCGACCATATGATTTGCATCGTGAGGTAATCAATCCATTAAAGAGATTACAGATAGGATCTGAGTTAGGTGCATTAGACCACCATATCGATTTATTAGGACACGAGAAACAATGAGAGAGTTCCCCAAACCATTAGCCAATATTATGGCTATTTTGGCTGCGTTTACATTAGGTGGATATGTTACCCAAGAGTATATGTTCAACCAACCAGTTGAGGTGTCCCGCTACGTATTAACATTTGTATTCGGGTTTATATTTTATTTGTACGCAAACAAAGAGTCCTGATATTTATTGGTATGAAATTAATTATCACAGAATCCCAACTATCATTAATCCAAGAATCATCCTACAATGGTTTGTTCGAGGGTGATAGTATCCGTGTAGCATCATTTCATAGAAGAAAGATGCCAAAAGCGGTTGAAAAGAACGTATTAGCATCTATTTCAAAGCAGGTCCCAGGTAACGCAACCTCATTTAAATTAAGGGCCGGTGAATACAATGATCTCGAAATTAATTTATTCGGACAATTATTAGTATTTTTAAGGGGAGATTATTAATCCATTTGTTTTTCTGGGCTTTTTTATGTATATTTGAGTATCTAAACTTAAAATATGCAAAACACACAAGTGCTTATCAGTCCCTACGTATTTCCAGGTTTAAAACTTAACGGATTATCCAAAAAACAGTTTGCATTTCTTAAAAAAGCCGTCGTAACAATTACGAGGGAAGAAATTGTTAACATCGTATTAGAAGGATGTGAAGTTACATTAGAACAATTGGTTTCCAGATGTCGTGAACGCGATATTGTTGACGCAAGAAAAATAACCTGCAAAGTTTTAAAAACAAAGTTTAACTATTCATTAAAATCTATCGGTGATTTTATTGGTGGTAGAGATCACACAACTGTGATTCATTCTATCACTGAGTTTGATTCATTGTATAGTAACAATGATGCGTTTAAAGCAAAGGCGGATAGAATTCTTGACAAGGTTGGTATTGAGATTAGATAAAAATAAAAGTTAGTATAATGTAAAATTACGCATGCAAACAAAAATGATTAAAGTACATCTTAAAGATGGTAAAATTTGTACAGATTTATTTGAAACCCCATCACAAGCAATAAAAAAATACGGCATAACAAACATCGCGAAACTAGAAGAAGTTAATGATAAAAAACTTATCATCACTAAACCTAGAGATTCGCAAATCATTTTAGAAGTTAGCAAGCGAACCGAAGAAGATTTAAAGTTATCTAAAGAATGTGGTTACACATTAGCATATACCAAACCATCAATGGATAAAATCTATAGCGGTATGGTGTTTGTTGAATCATCTGATAAAAATGTGTTGGTATCAGAATTCCAACGCTTAGAGAAGTTCGATAAACTAGTACATTATCACTGGAAGAACATTGGTTACAAGCCGGCTAAAACTTGGAAGGTTGCTTTGTATCATAAGAATGCGAAGTTAATCACTAAAGAAGAAGCGGAGAAACAATATGGTAAATTAACTAACACCATCGGTGGTATTGGTTACATCAATAGAACAAAGGCAAAGTAATATGAAAATATTAAACCTATATGCTGGCATCGGCGGAAACAGAAAACTCTGGGGTGATGAACATCAAGTAACTGCGGTTGAATTAAACCCTTTGATGGCAAACATTTACAAGGATTTGTTTCCGAATGATGAATTGGTTATTGGAGATGCTCACGAATATTTGCGTTTACATTATAAAGAATTTGATTTTATCTGGACATCTCCGCCATGTCAAAGTCACTCATCATTTCGCCATAACATATGTGTTCGCTTTAGAGGAACCGAAGCTCATTACCCTGACATGAAATTGTACGAGGAGATTATATTCCTTAAACATCATGCACAGGGATTATGGGTTGTTGAGAATGTTAAACCATACTATGAACCGCTTATCAAAGGTAATCTTATTCAGCGACATTTGTTCTGGAGTAATTTTGATATCCCAAATATTGAAATGAAGAAGGATGTAATTAGAAAAGCACAGATACCCGACCTAGAGAAGCATCATGGTTATGATTTATCAATGTACAAGTTACCGAATAAACGTCAAGTGTTAAGGAACTGTGTATACCCAGAACTAGGTAAGCACGTATTTGATTCAGCACTTGTTAAAACCGTGGAAAATGTTACCCAAGCGTAAAAGATTTTTCTTTCACTATTTTAAACAACGTAATTGTATGAGTATTCACTTTGATAAAAAATGCACACAGGTAGATGACGTTATATGTTTTGTTCCGACCGAAACAAAATGGAATAAAACACAACCTCATTTAGTTTTGCGTGGGTTTGCACATTCAGTTGAGATTATTCAAGAAGATAACCATACAGTTGCTCACATCCGTTAATACTTTTATATGAAAAGCAAAACAAAAAAACAAAAACCGAAGGTAGAACCAATTAATCCAATTAATTATTCTCATAGAATAAAACTTATGGATCAGTTGCTGATGGATATCGCAATGATGAAAAAACAAAAAAGATGAAAAAGTTAATTATATTTTTAATGTTATTGGGAGTGGTAACATTAGAGGCAAAACCAAAGTATCGAATAGAAACTTGGTATTTGAATGGACAAAAACAATACTTAGCACAAAGAAAAGTTTGGGCTAGTACAAATTATTTCCCATTACCCTATAAAATATGGGTATCTGGGGCTTACCCTTTTAATTATCAATCACAAGCTGAAGATGTTATTAGAAATTGGGAAGAAAACGAACAAAATAGAAAAAAAAATAAAAAATCTGAATTTATTTATATGAATTAAAAATTCAGTACTTATACTGAATTTATTTCAAAATATTTTGTATATTTTTGTGATATAAAAAGTAAATATTATGACTAACACACAATCACACGCGGAAAAAGAATTAGAAATTCTAGCTGATAACACACCAGACGCTGTTATATTGGAATTTAAGGATGAACTATTGGCGTTGTGTGAAAAGTTTGGTAACAGTGGGCAAAGCGGTGGATCTGCGCCGTATGTTGCTGGAGCATTATCTTCTGCGGTAAAGAAGTTATGCTTACAACAAACCATCGCGCCATTAACTGGTGAAGATAGTGAATGGTGTGATGTTACTGAGCAAAGTAATGGTGAAATGTTATATCAGAACAAAAGAAACTCCGCAGTATTCAAAGATGAACAAGGTGTATGGTATCTAGATGCAATTGTATGGTGTGCTGATACACCTGGTGATAGCGGAAACAATTGGGACAACTTCAGTGGTACTGTTGAAGGCATTAAAAGTAGAGGTTACATTAAAGAGTTTCCATTTGAACCTAAAACGTTTCGTATCAACGTAACAAGAGAGATGCTTCCATCTGATTGGGACCAAGAACCATTTTATCAAGATAGTGATTATTATATCACATCTGAGTTTGAGGAAACTGGTATAAGGAGATGGATTCCAGGTGACAAATATCGTTATATCATTAAAGATATGAAGCAATTGGATGAAGTATTTGAATACTATCAAAAGAAATAACTATGGAAATTAATAATAAGATATTTTACTTTAGTATTAAGAAAGCCAAGGACTGTTTGTTTTCTAGAAGAAACGGCTATCAAGGTATATTATTGTTTGGGTATTCAATCTTTCTTAGTATCAAATATATCGAACAAAGAAAAACTGATAAGCGTTTTAATGCTGCGGTGATAGAACCATTATCAAAAAAGATACAAGAAGAAATAGACAGACAGGTAGTTGAAGAAGTAACTAACTTAGCTATTCAATATAAAAGATATGTGGAGCATTGGGGTGATCCTATTGACCCTATTAATTATAAGTTATATAGTATGGAAACGGACATGCCATGCTTTCATACTGAGAATAGATTATTCACTATAAAGGAGTTTGAATGCCAGCGCTTCAGTAATAAAGCATTTAGAGAGATGTGGGAATTAAAATGATAACCAATGAAAACAGCAGTACAGTGGTTAAAAGAACAATATATTGACCGTGGTGAAACAATACCATCAGGTGTATTCCAAGAAGCACTTGAAAAAGAAAAAGAGCAGATAATAGATGCGGCAAAGTCCTGTAATTATATTGGTGGTGCAACAAATATAGAAGCCGAAGAATACTACAACCAAACCTATAACCAAAACAAATAACCTATGACACCTAAAGAAGAAGCGAGAAAGGTAACTCTTAAAAACTTAAAAGGGATCAGAGATAGTACTTCGCTAGAAACCAGTATAAGAATCGGCATATCAATGGCTGATTATGATAACTGGGACAATGGTGATTACAATGGTGATAGAGATTTAATTAATAGACAGGTTGATATTGTTTTATCTAATATTGAAGAATGGGTAAAAAACAATTATATTAATCCAATAAGAAAAAAAGATGAACTATGATAAAACAATTTTTCAAGGATTTTCTGCTTGGCTTAAAAATTGCAGAGGAAAACCGTCACAAATGTCAAATAGGTAAAATATGATCTTCATTAAGAATAGGTTCAAGGATAGATGTCGATTAGGGATTGGCTCGAGCTTTATTTTTTCTGGGGATTATTGCACGGTGGTTAAAATGGGATATAATGGATTTAAGTACACCAATCAATCCAAACCCAATGCCGATTGCTATATGGAGTATCAATTTTATTTAAAAACCCCGTCTGCTGCCGGCAGACAATTAAATCGATAATAACATGAAAATTATTTCAACAATTGCATTAGTAGCGGTCGCAGGTTGTGTATTAACAGCAATCTATTGGGTTGTTAAAGAGTTACCAATACACAGAGACCTCGAAGAATAATATGAGAATTTTAATAACAGGGACAAATGGTTTTATTGGTAAAAATCTATTAAACGAACTTATAAATAACCATATAATTTTAGAAATAAATGAAGATTATTTTAATTTACCTAAATGGCATGATGAAATATTTCATTTATTAAAAGATTTTATTCCCGATGTTATATTTCACGTAGGTGCTTGTTCCAATACGTTGGAAACAGATGTTAATTACATGATGACCAGAAACTATGAATTTACTCGTTGTTTATCTGAATGGGCAAATGATATGGATAGTAAACTTATTTATTCATCATCCGCAGCTAATTACGGAACCAATGGTGTACATCCTTCTAACCTATATGGTTGGAGTAAGTATGTTGCGGAACAATTAGTAATTAAAAATGGTGGAATTGCTTTACGCTATTTTAATGTGTATGGTCCACTAGAACATAATAAAGGAAAGATGGCGTCAGTTGCATATCAAATGTTACAAAAACAAAAAGAAGGTTTGGATATTAAATTATTTCCACTTAAACCTAAACGAGATTTTGTTTACATAAAAGATATTATAAATGCCAACATATTTGCTATGGAAAATTATGAAGAAAATTCTGGTGATTGGTATGAAGTTGGTAGCGGTATTTCAAGAACTTTTGAAGATGTGCTAGATAATTTAAACATACAATACACATATCATGATGAAAAAGATATTCCTAATGGATATCAGTTCCATACTGAAAGTAAATCACATAAATGGATGTTTGGTTGGGAATCTAAATGGAATTTAGAAGACGGTCTTAAAGATTATATTTTTAACCTAAAAAATAAAAGATAATATGAAAACGCTATTTTTAATCTATTGGTTGCTAACAACCATCGCCGGTGTTTATTTGATTATTAAAACCCCACCAGATAGAAAATATCAGGATGATGAGTTTTCATTGCTGGATGTTATGGCGTGTATTTTTCCATGTGCATGTATCGCCTGGGCTGTGGTTCCAATGGTATTATTACACAAAGTTAAATTTAAAAGACCATAATAGTTTCATAATCAATTAATTGTGCTTTATTTAAAAATATTTTTGTGAAATCAAGAATATTTTTTAGTTTTGTGTTTTAAATTAAACAAAATGGATTATTTAGTTGATGGTTTAGGATTTGATACAGCAAAGGAACAATATTTTACTAACACCTATGCTTGGCAATATATTATCCCCGACGCAAAGAAATCAAAAACCTTTATTGGTAAATCGGGTATAACTAAATACGATGTTAATACTGCAATGGGTGAAGCTTCACCAACAAGAGGAAGACAATTTCATCAATTAGCGTTATGGGGTTATGAAGCTGATAGAAAATACATAAAGAAAGGAACAACACAAGAACAGGCGATTGAAATAGTGAAAAAAATGGACTATTTCTTCAAGGATGATATGGTTGAAATTGGTTGGAATTTAAGACACAATAAAGTAAGTAGAGAGATTGGAACAGAGTTTTATGAAGGTCCATCGGAAACGTGGTTAGAAACAATAAAACAAAAATGGAATGAAGCGTTCATTAAAGCAAATCAATTAGTTATAGGTGAAGTTGATGGACAGGATTTAGGTGATATGAGTGTGATGGGTAGTCAAGGTGTGGTTACCGAACAAATCAACGAGGTATTAAATAAACATAAGAAAGTAAGAGCAATCATTCCTTGTGGATATGGTAAAGGATTTTTAGAATTTAGAGGTGTATATAAATTTGATAAAGCAAAGAAAAATAAAATCATAGTTTATTATTGCCACAACATACCCGCAACAAAACAATTATCAGTTAAACACGCAGAATATTCTGACGGAACAATCTATCAAGGAACAATGAATAGATATGTTGTTTGTTCTGAAAAGAAATATGTTAAAGGACAAGCGAGTTTTGGTATTGAAAACTATTCTGCTACCGATGGAAAGTTAAAAGATATTATTAAAGAAGCGTTATTGTCTAAACAAAGAACGGCGTTTTATGTAAATAATAAAAGTGCTGGTGAGTTTAATGATACATTTAGAACTATTGCCAATCAAGTAAGATACACAAAAAAACCATTTGCGTTTATTGATGAGGAACAAGAGTTTTGTGGACACATCAGTTCAAGTAAAACTGATGCTATTTTAAATCCTATTGCTGAATATCAAGTATCATTTACCGCAACTGAAAGACAAAGAGGAACGGATAAAAATGAAGATAGAATTTATAATGATGATGTAGAACATTTTGGTGTGGTTGCGATTGAAATTACACCATCAGAAACGATTACCGAAGGAAGAAGTTGTCCGATACATTTTAAAACTATTGAGGTTTCTGAAAATCATCAACTAATGAGACAGATTGGTGTGAATGGTATTATTGAAAGTGTATTTGGTGATGAGACAAGTGCTGCTGTTAGAGGTAGAATGTTAAGAGCGATAGTTTGTTTAGTAAAATCAATTAAAGAAGAAGATAAAACACATCCTTTATTAGTCACCAGTTTAATTGTTGATACAGAGAACGCAATTATTTTAATCAATAAACTTATTGAACATGGTATTATACCTAATGACTATGTTGTTGTTAGAGGTTTGAGACAAGATGGGTTAGATGAAACAAAAAGATTTAATTTATTAGAGAAAGGTATTATGGTTGGTAGTCCTTGGTTGGTGACTGGTATTGACGCTCCTAACATTGATGCTCTTGTACCGACATATGATATGGGTAGTGAAATCACTGCAACACAATTTATCGGTAGAGGACAAAGACCCGTTGATGATAAAGAATTATCTGTTTATATTCCTATTGATCCAAGTGAAACATTTATACCATCAATGTTGCGTGTCGCTAATAATTTTATATTGGGTGAGAACTCACATAACATCGGTAGAAATACAATATTAGAAGAAGGTGAAGTTATACTTGGTTCAATTCAAAGAAGAAGAATAACATCTGATATTGATAGAGAGGTTAATATGAATGCGGCTTATAGAAATTATTGGGATAATATCTATAATGATTTAACCACTAATGAGATTGGAAGTGCAAGTGACTATTCACATTTTTTACCTTTTGAAGAGGCAAGAGAATATGTAAGGGGATTGGGAATAAAAACCTTAATTGAATATGAAGAATATTGTGTCTCAGGAAATAAACCAAATTTTATACCTTCAAATGCTTATAGAGTATATCAAAACGATTGGTTAAGTTGGGGAGATTTTCTTGGCACTAAACCTGGTTGGAAAGGAGAATATAAACCATTTGATGTGGCTCGTAAATATGTGTGGTCCTTGAATTTAAAAAACCAAGATGAATGGCAAAGATTTTCATCGTCAGGAGAAAGACCATTTGATATTCCAGCAAACCCTAAAAGTGTTTATGGAGAGGAATATATTTCAATGTACGATTGGTTGGGTACAAAAAAAGGTTGGATTGGTTATATGGATTATAATGAACTTGTTAAATATATTAAACCATTGAATATTAAAAGTAATAGTGAATGGAATGACTATTGGAAGAAAAATAAAAAACCTGATAACATTCCCGCTTGTCCACAAAACATATATAAAGAATGGGTTAGTTGGTATAAGTTTTTAGGTACTAAAGAAAAAGTTCCATATGTTTCATACAAAGAGGCACATAAAATTATATTAAAATTAAAACTTAAATCATTAAAAGAATGGGGAGTATGGAGTAAAACTAATAGACCTGATGGTATTCCATCTAACCCACAATTAATTTATAAGAATGATGGTTGGGAAAGTTGGGGTGTGTTTTTAGGAACGGGTGTGATTGCTGATAAGAATAAATCTTTCTTACCATATAAAAAAGCAAGAAAGGTTATACATTTAGTTGGGCTAAAAACTGCGGCGGAATGGAGAGAGTATTCTTCATCAAATAAAAGACCTTCTAATATTCCTGCGGCACCACAACAATATTATCAATCAACAAATGAATGGGTAAGTTGGGGTGATTGGTTAGGTAATGGTGGAATAAACAATAAAGATAAGTATTCAAAAAAAGAAATTGATTACGCAAAAAAATTACTTAAAAGTGGAATAACACAAGATGAGGTGAGAGAAAAAACAGGTATGTCAAGACATATGATGTGGAAATTAAGTAGTGAATTAAAAAAGAAATAAGGTTTTGTTTTGATGAGCAATCCTTGACCCTCGGCGAAAGTCGGGGGTTTTTACATTGAGCGGATATTTATAAACATGAAGTATATAATTTCCGAGGATCAATACAAGAAGATAGCCCAGAGCATTAGCGAGATGGGTGAGAACGATATCCATTTAAAGACGGTTATGGCTCACTACGATGCTGCGGACTTGGAAAGACAAATTGAAATGACCCATGTTATCACCGGAAAGAGGCGAGCCGACCGAAACCGGGTATACAACGCCCTCAGGGAGATGGGATATCTGGAGATTCTCGATGTCCAATATGAACTAAACATACTAGATATGGAATAACCTCACAAAAATGTGGGGTTATTTTTTTTTACAACATTATTTCCTTATATTAGTTTATGCATTTACAAAAGATATTGCTCGGGATATTATTCGGGTTATTGGGACAGATTGGTACCTTCATGCAGTTGCAGGGGTCGTATAAGTATGGTTGGTATGAGAAGTACTATTGGTGGGTTATCTTAGCGAGCGTTCCGCTTGGCTGGTTATATATAAAGTCGGTTAACTATTTCATTGAGGCGTTTGATGGTCAGATCTGGCCGTCCAGGTTGATTGGATTTGGCGTGGGAGTAATTGTATTCACCTTGATGTCCATATACCTGTTCAAAGAGCCCTTAAACATAAAGAATGGCATTTGCCTGGGTCTTGGATTCACAATCGTATTAATTCAACTATTTTATAAATGAGAAGGTTTAAAAAGATAGTAAAAGAATGGAATGAAGCCACAAATGCTGAGATTATCGAAGGAATCAGGGATAATTTCATCTTTGGCTTCCTAGGAGCCACCATTGTGGTGTTTATATCCACCAGAACCGACATAATGGTTCTCGCGGGGTATATCTCCTACTACTACTTCATGGGTAGAATCGTCAACCGACCGAAATATGTAACTTCGCTGGGTAAATTAATAGTATTCCCAATACCTTCAGCACTAGGAGCATTCGCAGGATATAAATTAGCATATATAATTCAAAATTTAATGACATGACAAAGCACTATTTAAACTTCTCTATTAAAGATATCAAAGGAGAAGTATGGAAAGATGTAATTGGGTACGAAGAACAATACTTAGTATCAAACAAAGGTAGAATAAAATCCAAGAGGTGTATTAGGATAATGAAGTTCGAATCCTTTGATGGTTATGTAAGGTTAAGAACCTTTAAGAAAGGAATCAAAAAGAACCTAAGGATACATAGAGCAGTGGCAATGGCGTTTATTTCAAACCCAAATAACCATGAACAAATAAATCATATCAATGGGATAAAGGATGATAACCGTGTAGAGAATCTAGAATGGTGTCGACCTCTAGATAATAGAAAACACGCCTCTGAAGTTCTCGGCTTCAAAAATGGAGATATAATGGTTGCACACCTCGACCGGAACGGAACTATACTAGGAGCATATAACACCTTAAATAAAGCCGCCGGACAGTCAGGCGCATCAAAGGCCACCATTCGCCGATCCTTATATAAAAAACTTCCGACCAGATACGGACATTCTTGGAAAAAAATGGTACTTTTGTAAAAAATAATGTTTTAAATCATGGTTCATCCTAGGGAATTGATTGCTGATATATTTGGAATAGATGATTCACTCTTTGAAGTTGGTGATAGATTAGAATATGAGGAAAATGCGTGGCGTAGATATATGTTTAACAAACCAATGGATGAAATAGGTGTTTATGTTCTTTATAAAGGCGACAAGATAGTTTATATTGGCTTTAGTAAACAACTTCATATAAGAATTCGAAGTCATTGTTATAATAAAAAAATACAATGGGATATTTTTGAAAAGTACCTAATAGGTTGTGCTCTAATGTCTAGATTCATAGAGGAAAACCTTATTATATACTATAAACCCACATATAATAACATTAGCAGACCTAATCATTTTATACATTAATTTCCGACCAGATACGGACACTCTTGGAGAAAAATTATACTAACATAATATATGGAAAAGAAACTAGGTAAAATACAATCAGTTAGATTTGGCCACGGAGGTTATCAGGATGCATGCATTGGTATATCTGTCACACTTGGTGATAGTTCTTGGAGTGTAGGTGATTTTAAAGGTACATGGGACCCTGAGATGGTTACCCGTAGCGAATATACCAAATGGACAGAAAAAGATAGAACAATAGGATTCGACGAGACCATGAGATTCGTTTCCAAACTTCTTAAAGAAGCGAAAGTTAATAGGGTGGAAAACCTAAAAGACATTCCAGTCGAAGTCACCCTTGATGGTATGCTCCTGAAAGAATGGAGAATACTAACCGAAGTGTTATAGCCATATTTATCAGAATGAAAGTAGAAGCATTATTCATTTCCGATGTTCACCTCGGGTCCAAAGGTTCCAACGCCGAAGGCGTTCTGGCGCTATTAAAGCAGTATGAACCGCAAACTTTATTCCTTGTTGGGGATATAATCGACGGCTGGCTCTTAAAAAGAAAGTTCCGTTGGCCACAATCTCACACCAATGTCATCAGGAAAATACTGTCCTATTCCAAAAATAACACTAAGGTAATATATATCCCGGGGAATCATGACGAATTCTTAAGGGAATATGGTGAATTCAGTTTTGGTAATCTGGAGGTGCATAATGAGTATATCTGGAACAATACATTCATTACCCACGGAGATTTATATGATGGCGTAGTTAAACTAAAGTGGTTAGGTATACTAGGTTCCGTCGGATATGATTTCGCCATAACCATCGACCGTACACTAAAATCGCTGGGGATGAAACGCTCTCTATCTAAATTCCTAAAGAGCAAGGTTAAAGAAGCCGTTAAATTCATTACCTCCTTTGAATATGAACTAATCCGCCAAGCAAAGAAACATAATTGCGATACCGTTATATGCGGTCATATACACCATCCAGACGATAGAATGGTCGATGGAGTAAGATACCTAAATTCCGGGGATTGGATTGAAAATAACTCCTATATCACTTATAACAATGGAAAATACCAAGTACATGAATATAAAGGATAAACTCACTATAGTGATTCCTTGTAAGAATGAAGAAAAATACATAGGGAGAACTATACTATCCATAGTAGAACAATATGGTATAAATGGTACAAAAGTAATCATAGCAGACGCTAACTCTACTGATAATACTAGGAATATACTATACGAACTAAAATATACCTATAAGGATATTATCAACATAGAAATAATAAATGGAGGTAAAGTCGCTTATGGTAGAAATAAAGGTTCTGATCTTGTAACTACCAAATACACACTATTCCTAGATGCTGATGTAGTTCTCCTGAATAGAGATATAATAAACAATAGCATATATAGAATGCAACATGAACACCTTCATCTTCTAACCTGTAAAATAAAGTCCATAGGTAAGGACATTAGAACCTCACTCGTATTCCATATCTTCAACCCCCTAAACAAAATCATCTCCACTAAAACCCCCTTCGCAATAGGGACTTTCTTCTTGACCAGAACTGATGAATTCAGAAAAAGAAATAAATTCGACGAGACACTTCAACACTCAGAAGATTACGCCCTGTCAAAAACCTACAACCCCGCCAACTTTAGAATATCAAAATACTATGTAGGTCAAGACGATAGAAGATTCAAAAAAATGGGATACCTAGGTATGCTTAAACTAGTAATCCTAAACTATATCCATAGAGATAATCCAGACCATTATAGAAAAGACGTTAACTACTGGGACTAAATTCCTAGTATACTCCAGGTCTTAGCGAGGTCGACCGAAAGGTCGAGCGAGCATATTACTATGACATATCGACCGGATAAATTTTACCCCTATTTTTATTGCGTTTTTAGTACTAATATCCATACCTTTTTATCGTACTCATATTTTATGTATGATTGTATGACAAAATGGCTATATTTCCATATATCTGTATTACAAAATGGAAAAGTGGGAAAAAATGTTAATAAGTGGGAAGCTCTGGGGATTGACCCTTGCGTGACTCACGACCCACTTTCTAAAAATTTCCAGAAATGAGTACACTCGCTCGACCTTTCGGTCGACCTCGTTGGCGGCCCGAGTCATACAAATTTTTTCTGAAAGGCGCAAATTAAGTTATCCACATCTATACGGGTCATACAACCGGGTCAAGCGAGGACCGTCAGGTCCGAGCGTAATAGCCGGTCGACAGGTAGTACATTAATTGCTCGCCCTGAGGGGCTCGCTTCCGCCCGGCGTCATACGGCTGGGTTTTATGATGCGGATCTTATGAAGCGTTCTTCTTTCGACCGGAAACAAAAAACCCGGTCATACAACCGGGTCAAGCGAGGGACTCGAAGAGTCCCGAGCGAATAAGGTAATACGACCGGATTAATTTATATCTATGTTGTAGG